TTCCCCTTCGTCTCTATTCCCTTGATACCAAAAACTGTCATTTGCCGTTAAGGATATCACTGAAAGACCCGTGTAGTTTGATCCAATAAATGAATTAATAAATTTGATTTTTGGTTGATAGGAACCTATCAAAAAAAACTTATCAGTATTATATGCGTTCCCGGCGAGTCTAAAGTTGTCAACTACATTCATGCTTGTATTCCCCGACCCAAACTTGATGACACAGTTGTCAGCGTTAGAAATTATGTTTATATTTTCGGCCCAATTACCTTCAAACCTTGTCGAGTCCCCTTGCTCTATGTCTGCAACAATGTTGTCTAGTGTCTCAAAATCATTGTAGTTAAACGCATTATTATACCCATGACCGCGAATCATAATCGCGGGAGCAGTCATACGATAAAATTTATTGAATTGTATGAGGTTCTGATTCGCCGCAGTATCGAAATAAATCCCAGTTTCCATTTTTTGATTTGACGGGTAATACCCGAACGAATTGTTCTCTATAAGGCTTAGAATAAAGTATCCTTGCAGCCCGTACTTGCTAGGGCCTTCAAAGTTGCAGTCGCGAATTGCAAAATGTCCCGCGGAATTGCCGTCGGTATTAATGGCGGCAAAGGACGAAGTCGTAGAAAATCCCAAGCCAGCGAGCGTTACGTACTCACGGCTTGCGGTAAGTTTTATAATATCCGACGTGCTACTTGTGAGGCGCGAACTTTTTCCGCCGCTCCCTATATATGTAATAGAACTACGCGGATTCCATTCGTTCAATATATAGTCTCCATCATGGATATAAACTGTTGATCCAGTATTTACTGCTGCCTGAGCAGATTCAAAAGCGTCGGTATCATCTCCGTCTCCAGTCCCCCACCATTCCGGCCTTGCCTCAGTCAGGCCAGTTACATAACCCGCTCCGCACGTCGAATCAAAGACCTGTGAGTTTCCAGCAGTCATGTTGCTGATTGACATCGTATAACTGCCACATGAAATAAGTCCGCCTTGCCATGTATAAGGCACGGTCATTGTCAGCGAAGAGGTAAGCGCCTTGTCTGCATCCCCTATCAGCACACCGCCAGTGACCGCCGCTGCCGCCGCATGAGCGGCATTGAGAGAGGCATAGCCAGAGGTGAATACTGCGGTGTTTAGGCGCTTTGTTGTTACTTGAGATACCGGGAGGGTTGCCGCATGGCCCGTGCTGGCAAGCAGGGTAAACAGAATGGCGATGATGTACTTTAACATGAGGTCTCCTTAACAGCTTTCAATGGTAGTCAACTTCTGAATATTCCGATACCGGCGCTCTACGTCATCGGCTCTTTTCTTTCCCCACTCGGTCTGGTTGAGCTTGAAGCCAAGGATCATAACCGGGGTGACGGGCTCTTTGATCCCCTTCAGGTACTGGTAGAGTTTCCCGCCCCGGCTGAACCTCATCTGATTCTCGTAGTCGGCGATATGAACGAACGTTTCGAGCTTCGAGAAGTCAACGTTGATCTCCTCGCAGAGCTTCAGTGACCAATAGATGCAGTCGTCAAGCTGCCGTCGGTCCCATTCATCCACAATCCCCGAGTGAGCCCGGAGCTTGGTATCCATGGCCTTCATGTCTGCGTCTTGGCGCTTGAGAGCGGCGACTTCGTCGGTGGTGAAGCTCATTTCCCGAAGAGCGGAAAGAGCGTTTGCGTTGAAATTTATGTCGTACTGGCAAATTCCGAAAGACCAGCCTGAACGCCCGTTCTTCCCGTCGGGATCGGAAAACTTGTAAGCATGGCTCTCGTTTCCTGAGCACTCGTTTTCAAGGATTATGAGCCTGAACAGCTTCTGCAGTTCTTCGCAAACATGGTTGATTTTCACGGTTCAAACTCCTTTCGTCTATGCTGTATCGACTCAATTACCATGGCGAGCATTCCTTTTATCTCCGCAAATTTCGCGTCTCTCAGCTCCCCGCACGTATCGCACTTGTCCCGGTAAACCACAAGCTCCGAATGCTTCTCATGAGCGGATTCTATGCGCTTGACGGATGCGTCTATGTTTTTGATGAAATCAGCGATTTTTTGATCTTGCACAGAGACCCTTTCTCTAAGCCCAAAGAATGCAGCGAGTCCCCCTAAGAGCGCCCCAATTAAACCCGTCCCCGCCGATTCTAAGTCCATTCACCATACCCCCTCATAGATGATTTCCATGTCTTTATAGTGTTCGATGATTTCCGCGATATCGTCAGGGTTCTGCCCGGAAATACATGATACTGCCGGATACCCTGCCCCTCGCATGAACTCGGCTACCAGTTCGCTGCAAACTGTATCCTTCGTGCTCCGGGCGTACTTCGCGGCAAAGGGAATGATGAAAAGTGGAAGCCGCCAGAAGGGATAGATGCGCCCGATGTTGTCGGATACGGCATCCATGCCTTTCCAGAAGGCATCATTTGTCATCCCCGACCAGCGCCCGATCAACACCCTGTCGCCCTTGTAGTCGTCGATATGTCCGGCCTTGATCCTCCAAAGCGACTCAAGGGTAATGCCTTCTGTTTCGGTGATGATCCCGGCGTGAGAGTAATCAGCGTCATTGTCCTTCGACCAGAGCTTTTCAACCGCCATGATTGCACGGCCAAGAGCCATGGGATTTGTGCTAGTGAATATATCGCCTCGTTTTAGCTTGACTTTTTCCATTTGTCCCCCTATATCGGCCCCTTAGCCTCTCTGCGTCCGTGAATACCATGCACGGCCCCGCCTGAAATAAGTGAGGCTTCAAGGTACTGGATCGCCCCTTTGTACTCTGGATAGGCTTCTTCAAAAAACCGGAGAAGCGCACCGGCTACGGTGATGAGTATCCCCTGAATGGTCTTTGAAGCAAGCAGCATTCCGATATAAGACATGTCGATCCCCTTTCTCACCTGCATTTAATCTCGCACATTATCTTCTGTATCTCAAGCAACGAGTCTTCAGAGGCAATAATGCTGTCCTTTTCTTCATCGGTTAAGCCTTGCGCATTCCTTACTCTGTCATGCTCCTCAAGGTGGAAGTCCACCGCTTGCACCATGCAATCGCTCATGCAGCGAGCAGAACAGCCGGAGAGCAGGAGTATCGCCGCCAAAAAGAGTGCGTACACGCTGTACGCCTTCAGGTCTTGCTTGTCCATAACCCCCTCAATTAACCGAGACGCTTCCTCCAACAATCTCCAAGCTCCCGCCTACCATCGAAAACCCACCATCAGCGGTCGGAACAGCCCTACCGTATATTGCTCACTGACGACGGATACCACTGAACTGACTGCGTGCTTACGTTCCCCGCAGAGTCCTTAACCGCAAACCAGAGAGTCTTGCGTCCGTAGGGGTTGCTTGTCGAGGCGCAATACTGCGCCGGTGATGTACCCCATCCCGCGTCACCTGCTACCGGAGCTTCGTCCTGGTCGATTACCATATAGGTCATTGAGGTTGAATCGGTCGCTGTCAACGTGATAGGTGTACACCTGCCAAAACTCGCGGCGGTGTGAGATGCTACGGTGATAACCGGGGCAGAGCCGCCTGTTTCCTCAGCAAGAGTTGGGTAACAATAGGCTACTCTTGCCCCTATCTCACGCCCATTAAGTTCCACGGTGTTTGTTCCTGCCGACAAAATAAAGATACCTGGATTTTCTTCAGGGTATTCTATTGACCCAAGACCGCGAATGGAAATATCAGCCTCACGCCATTCGTTATATCCAATGCCAAACCTATTAAAATCCCATATTTCATCATCAGCCCCATTAACTGATACCAGCATGGAATCGTCACCAGTAGACGTGGCGTAAACACCGCAAGAGATTTTATACCCACCAGTCTCGGCAATCTCAAATGAAATAGTTGCCGAGCCCGAATTTGTGGCTGTGGTGGCAACATAGTAGTCACCGGGGGCTACCCCAGGATCATTTGTCAGGGCCATTGGATCAGCAAGTGTAAATTCATCTGCCGTGACAACTCCTGCAGGAGGGGGCGTATAGTTATTGTCAACTGTCACCGTTATCGTAGTCGAGGTGGCAAGGTTCCCTGAAGTGTCTCTTGCTACGGCTGCCAGCGTATAGGTCCCATCGGAAACAAGCAGCGTGTTCCATACTATTGAATATGGGGATACAATGTCCTCCGCCCCTTGATTTACGCCGTTTACTTTCAATTGCACACCCAACATCCCACCGGTATCTGTGGCTGACGAGGAGATCGTCACGTCGCCTGTGACTGTGGCCCCAGTGGCTGGTGAGGATATCGACACATCAGGGGGAGTCGTATCTGATGATTCTGTTTGCAATTCATATGCACCCATATCCCAGAGTGCCCGTGTGTAGCCATCCTTATCCGTAGTGAATACGGAAGAGAGATCAATGCCGCCATCCTTTGCAGGTGAAGGAGTTGAGGCGGTTAAATCAAATCCTGCTGTACTTGTGGTACTTGAAAACAAAGGGTCGCCATATCCGCCGTGAACTTCTTTTCCATTCCCCTGCACAGTTGAAAAGCTACGGCTTGTTTCCCAAATTCTGGTAGACCACCTATAATAGTTATAATCTAATGGAGTCGCTGTATAAATATAATCAGCACCTTTGATATGCCCCCAATCTGTCCATCCTCCAGAACCGCAAGGAGAAGCGTTCGACGGCCATAATATATTATTTTTGATATAAATATTGCTATAGCCGCCCCCGCCACTTTGATTAAAGAAAATACTTTTATAGTAACCATAAAACGTATTATTATACACGTAAAGGTTTGAAATAGTAGTACCATACGTCATCAATGACAACATTCCCGACGCGCCACAATTAGTTGACCCGCTGTCTTTAATGGGCGAGTAAAACAGGTTGTTGTATATCGTATTGTTGGTCGGTGATCTTACTGCTGGATTTTCAGTGTGAATGAATAGCAATTGGTTATTGCCATGATACGTTCCCTCAAATGTATTATTATAAATTTTGTTTTCATTCCCACTAATATGCAAGGCATCCGATGATCCCCATGCAGTGCTCCAGCCTGTGTAGAAATGATTATCATATATATCAAAGTTGCTAAGAACTCCCGTCACAATATCTGTAGCTGCGTGGTTCTCGCTCCAACCGGGATCATGCAAATAACTATCATGAATAGAAGATCGTCCATAGGTTGTACCCCCACTATAATTGTTAATAACGATATTCCCATCAGAGTCGTGCCCAGTATTGTAACCATTTTTATATATTTCGCAGCTTGCAATCTCCACTCCGTCTGTATTTGCTAACAGAATGCCAGTGTAATACATATCATGAATCGTTACGTTTTGAATAATAATTTTCGCGTTGCTTCCCGTGGTAGTTCCATATATACCACGATTTGGCCTTCTCGAACCGTTGCCATAGATTGTGAAATTCTCCCGGCTGACGCCATCTATAGTAATAAAATTTCTGCCCGTAACTGTGAATGTATTTGTCCCACTCGCGGAGTTAATCGTTACGGCCCCATCGTAGCCGCCTGCCCATCCTGTTTCTGACCCGTGCTCTGATGTAGTCGCTCTTTTTATTGTGATTTGGCTTCCATTCGTCCCCGAGGAAGTGAACGTATAAGTGCCAGTATAGTCTCCTGCTGCTATATAGACAGTATCCCCTGCGCCTATCCCTGTAATATTGTTTATGTCATCCCAGGAATTCGACCAGCTTGTTCCATTGCCAGCACCGCCCCCCTTGCGAACATGATAGTTGGTTGCATTCGCATCGGTAGCAGCAATGATGATGAAAATAGCGGCTATTATGGCCAATAATGACTTTCTCATTTATCTTTATCCTCCAATTTAAGGTACAATATATACATATGCTGAGTGTTTCCGGCTTCGCAATGTCCAGGACGACCCCATGTCGGCTGGTTCATCATAATATGACGTGCCTGTATATGCTCCGCCTGAAATTGCGTCATACTTGGCGGACCAGCCCGTTCCGCTATCGTATCCTACGGCTATCCAGTAAGAGCTGCCTTGCGAAATTGTTCCAGATCCGAATGTGTTAGATTTCCAGCCAGTTGAAGCACCACTGGCAATGACAACACTACATGCCACAAGGGTGTCCGATGCTTCCCTAACACCATCTCCATCGTCAAGATATACGCAGAGCTTTCCGTTGTCGTTTTCCGAGTTATTATGGTACAAATATGCCGTTGTTAGGTTGCCAGAACAGCCTGCTGTAAAAAGAAACGACTCAGACACGCCGAGTGCCGTTCCACTTCCGCCTATCGTCTCATACCCCATATTGCAGGTAGCCGCCGCTTTCTTCTTCCCAATCAGCATTTCCTGCCCGATTGCATGGCTGCTCATTACCAGCAACAGGAGTATCGATATGATCGTCCTCATTTACTGCGCCTCCGTGCCGCGGATATAAACGCTCACATTGCTTACAGTCCCGGTAACGGTCCCGAAACTTATGATGCTCCAGGTATTCGCTGCAAGTGAGGTATCGGATATCGTACCGGTTGTGTTAGTATTCCCGCAAACAATAGCCGCACTCAGTACAGAGGAGCAGGAGTCTCCATCGCCGTTGCACTCCTGGAAATCAACGGATACACTCTCCGACGAGCCCTCGGGGTCAACGATACAGCCGATACTTGAGAGTGTGACAACCTTATCGGTCCTGAACCTCAGCACGTCGCCTGAAACCGGAGAATCGCGATGTGCATTAGTTTTCCACGGGAAGAGCACCTTCGCGACACGATTCTCAAACTCATCGCGTACTGAGTTTTGATCCGGTACATAGGTACTTCCATTCCATGTCGTGGATGAATACGTCGCGGTTGAGACCGGCTTGAACGTGTCGGTCCCGGATGTGTAGCTGAGCAACAGAGAATGCGCCGATGGATCATAGGCGAAGTCACCCTCTGTTGTCGTCACCGCTGTCTTTATTGGTGGAATGAGATTGTCGAGAGCGTATGTTTTGTCCCACCTGGTGGCACAAATGGTTGTGTTTGTTACCGGTTCGTGCATCCATGTGCAACCGATTGGAGTTGTGGTATCTGTGATTTTCGTTGCCAACCCGGTATCGGTATACTCCGTGGTAGCCAACTTGACAGAGTTGTCCCCCTGAAACTGCGTGTAAGCAGTCGTACCATCGGCAAACTCAGTGGTGCCGGTGGTGGATGAGAGGGGGTATCCACTACCGACCCGTGCGGCTGGAAGAGTGCTTGTAGTTCCCGAGTCAATGTTTATAGTCGGCGTCTCTGCTACCGGTTGAGCGGGTGAAAGGAGAATCTGTCCCGCTCCGGCGAAGGCGTATGATGCAACCGCAATAAGTGAAATGATTATGGCTGGAATTAGTTTTTTCACAGAACCCCCTTTATTGCCATGTGCCGTAAATTTTCAGATTATCAACATATAGTTCACTACTCACACCCGCTGCTTCTCCTATTCGCAAGGTCGTTAATGTCCCGGCCCAAGCTCCGAAGGCCGTTCCAGACGACGCGCAATTCGTTGTACCATTCGTTGTGTCCGCGCAGATTTCTATGTAGTAACCACCATGAGCGACTGCATCCCATTTTGCAATGACATGATACCAGGTATCAGGGGTAATCGTTTGTGTTGATGTTACCTGCGAAAGCACATCTGAAACAACCTTCATTCTGAACAATGAGGATTCATCAATATCCATAATTACATGGTTAGTGGGGTCGTAATATGCGTGCACAATTGATGTGTAATTGTTTGACGTAACTGGGCGAACCCATACGTCTATCGTACCTGACGAATGTTTGATAAGGTCTTCTCCTGAAATCGTAAACGCGGCATGGTCCCCTGATGTAGGAGCGTATAGGCTATAATCGCCGTCTTGAGACTGTGTCGTGGTAAGCGATGCACTACTTACAAGAGTTGCTGTAATGTCGCCATCAGAACAACCGTAGGGCACCCCGGAGCCTACGGTTAAATCCTCCATATGCCACTCAAACAGCAAGTTTGGGACTGAAGCGCATTGGTTTAAATTGACAGCCCCACTACCACCACTCATTGAGATGGCCCCCCAGCCGATGCAAAAAGGAAGGATTGACAACAGTGATAGGATTATCAGCTTTTTCATATCTTATGTCCCCTGCGCCCATGTGCCGGAAACTCCGCGTCGAGTCCAACCAGCGGCCCCAGGCTCCGCTTCAAAACATATTTCATCACCCTCTGTACCCGATGAATAGATGTCCACGCCATTGCTGAACGCGGTCGCACCACTTTTCAGCCGATCATTCGCGTGAGGGTCAACCCTGCATACTCCGGCCACCGCACATTTCACACAGAAGGAAGCTCCGGGGATTACCTGTGTGGTGGTAGGAGATGAAGTCACAACCTCAGACAGTGTAAGAGTTGACGCTGAGGTGATCCAGTAGGTTCCGCCCTTGAGACCCGAGATGCTTGTTGAGTCACAGTTGGTTCCAATGGTGCAGGAGCTTGAGACCGAGACTTGCTTGAGATAGCCGGTCAGATGAGACGTTGTGGTGAGGGTGTCGTTATAACCGGCGCCGGTGAGGATCAGCGCAGTAAGCAGCACTCCTGCGATTGCAATGATCGATATTTTTTTATTCATTGTTTTCTCCTTTTATAATTTCGGCTCTACTGCGAAATGACGCAGCTTGAACGTCTGCCCGCTGGCATAGCATTTTGCCTTGAATTGGATGGTTTTATCCGTTGAAAAATTTTCCGTCCATGCGTTATACACGACGAACGGCCCTGCAAGCCCGTCGATAAAGACCCGCGTTACTACCCATTGAGCGGTGGCAGAGCGGAATAATACCTCTGTTTCCATCCACCATCCGTCGTTGGAATCATACCCGGCCGGGATAGTGACCGCTGTTTGGCCGGATCCTAAACGAAGTTCTATGTTGAACTGGCCGCTTCCGACAAGCTGCCCGCCCGCAGTGATTCGTATGCCACGCCCGACCTGATGGTCCGCCGCCAGCAAATCGTGAGTCAACATCGTCGTTGTCGTAGCTCCATACGTGGCGTAATCCACTTCTGCCGTGCCGGTAGTGCCCGACCACATATAGCGCATTGATCCGTAATTTTCAGAAGCGTCGGCTATGTCATCCTCGATGGAGCTGACGGTCCCGGTTGTCGTGTTGTTCAGCGTATCGTAAATATTCCAGCCGAGATGAGCGCTGGAGGCATTTTCTATCGTAATGTCGTAATCCGCGTTGCCCTGCGCCGTTATTCCGTCTATCATGATGCGGGTGTTGTCGTTGGTCCCCGGCACATTATTTTTTACGCATATCCCCGACGATCCGGTTGTCGAGCTGGTTATTCCCGTATCTGTCGAAACGCCGTTATTGTTGAAGACTCCGCCGGAAATAGTGATATCCTCGCAGCCGTTTAAAACCATCACGCCGCAGCCGTCGTTCCCGCTGGCATTTACCCCGCTCAGAGTAATGCGCGCCAGGTCAACGAGCCTGATCCCGTCCAGTGCCCCCGCGACCGAAAGCCCGGACGTATCACCTGCTGAATTGGCATTTAGAAACTGTCCGCCATTGATACTGCTGTCCGCCCAGTCTCCTGCCACCGGCACGATGTTTCCGTTCAGGTTTTCGGACCCGTAACAGCTGTTCAGCCGGTGTTTTGACCCCGAGAGGCGCCACCCGGCTTTTTTGCTGCCGATAGAAACTGTGCTGTCAAATACAGCCCCGTCAGCGGTTACTGCTATGTTGCTGCCTCTGGTATCGGTAGATCCGAGACCGTTGTCTTTATACAAGCCGCCGATAAAATGAATCCCGTCATTGTCGCCCGACACCGCGCTGTTATTGATATGTACGCCATGCCCATCCACATCGTGCACATACAATTGATCAAACGTGGCGTTGGTTAGCCGCAAACCATATATCCCATTGTTCGCGACACTGAGACCCGGCGCCCCGGAGTATGTCTGATTCGTTTTGTTCCCGTCTATAGCGATGTTTCGGAACGTAATGTTTGAGTTTCCATTTGTCGTGTCGGAATTAACAAACAGATTCGTATCGAGATTTGCTTTTTTCTTAAATGTCGCGCCCCACTGGGTTGGCGATTCGATGGTGCAGTCCGAGTAATACGTGAGCGAGCCCGTGACCCAGGTGCCTAATTCCGCGATGAGCGTTGCGCCGGGGTTGGTGTCGCACTCATTGAGCCAGTTTTGTACCTCGGTCGTATATTCAACTGACCCGTCGGCCACATACCCGTCCGGCAGGTAGTCCGTAAGGTAGTATGTTTTTTTTGTGAGCTTTTTGTATCCCGATGCGGAGAGGTAGCCGGCGATGGTTGCGGTGGCGGCAGAGATGGTGACGGTGCCACCTGCTTCGGAGAGCGGGGCGCTGAATGTGTAGGTCGTGCCCGCGCCGGTCGAATCCGTGACGCAGGAGAACAGGCCGGTATTGGAATTGTAGGCGTTGACGACTTCCCCTGCTCCGCAGGTACTCGTTATTGCGGATACGGGGGTGCCCGTGAGGGCGCTGTACGGAATATTGATCAGCTGCGATCCGTCGCCATCCGGCGCAAGGTAATCCACCCCCGCAGTAAGCGCACCCTGCTTCGAGTTAAACGCATCATAGTCTTCCGCCGCCAGATACCCGTCAACGGTAGTTGACGCTCTGCTTATTGACAGTTCCGGGGTCGTTCCGCCGGAGGATGCAAGTGGTGAGGTTGCAGTTACGTCTGAAACTGTTCCTCCACTTATATTCTCATCAACATACGCCTTTGAGGCAAGCACTCTCATTGTCGTACCGGTGCCATAGGAAAATTCATCGGTATCTGTTTTCAGGTACAACTGACCAGTCCCCGTAGCGTCACTGGCAACCCCTGAAGGTGCATACAGCTCGTCAACATTCAGCGCGTTTGACCATACCAGCGCACCGTCAATTGCGAATGGCATGTATGTTCCAGAAGCGTCTGTTACAGTCAACGCTGATGCAAGTGCTGCGTCAAGGCCTACGACACGTGCAGACGGAAGAGTGCCGGTTGTATCTGCATCAATATCAGGAGTGCAATCCCCCGTTGTGCAGGTGCCTACACTTGTGATGTCACCAGCGCCACCCGGAGTGTCGCACGACCCGTCATCCTTGAGGTAGCCAGAACATGTTCCTGATCCGAACAGTGCCACAACGTCACTTGACGCAGCGCTGCCGAGATTGTCTCCAGCACCCGCCCCGATAGAATCGGTTCCGCACGTAACGATGCCAGTCTCTAAATCAACCTCTTGGATATACTCACCGGTTGCGCATGTATAAGACGGCTTGCTGGTAACGTCTCCCCATGCAGGAGCATAGGCGATAGCTTTATACAGTGCATCGGCGGTTGCTTGGTCAAGTTTGGCATTCCATGCCGATGACGATTCTATTTGCGCATCCGTCGCGCTACCGGAGATGTCGCTGAAAAGGGATGGAATGGTCGGCTTGTTAAGGATCTGCGAGAGCCCAGATGCTGAATCCCAATCGGCGTTTTCCGGTGCAGTGATCGTCGGCTTGCTTAACAGGTCATCATAGCTGCCTGTAGTTGCGACTGTTGCTAGTCCGGTAATGGAGTCAGTAGAAATACTGGTTATCGCGTCCTGCTTGGCGGTCCATGTTGATTTTTCGGTATCGGTGACGACTCTATGAGTGCTGTCGTCGGTGAGATCGGAGAGGGCATTAGGAATCGTGGGGGTGCCTGTTAATTTTGAGTATGCAAACGCGGTCAACCATGCAGGGTCTTCATAGCTTCCGGTAGTCACGACTCCATCTGTCACCGTGGCGGCATTGCCTGAAATATCAATCGCTGCCGTACCCGAGGCTATTTTGGAAGTCTGTAGGCTCCCGGTTGTTCCCGTGGAGAGGTTTACCTGACCTTCGATCGTTCCGGTAAGTTCAGAACAAACACCGTCTGCTCGCATAAATGTCGTATCATCACATGTCCCCGTCCACTGGCTGATTACGTCGGAGGAGGAAGAAAGTGAACCGCCGCCGCTTGACGCTGTAAACGCCCTCACGATTCCCGCGCAGGCCAGAATGAGAATTACCGAAAGGATTAATTTCTTGAACATCCCCACGGCTAAAGCCGAGGAATTCCAGATGCGATTCATATTCTAACCTCGCGTTCGAGGGCGATTCCCGCCCCGGCAATAAGCGTGTTCATGGCCGCATTGCAATCGCGGTCATGAGCGGTTCCACAAACCGTGCACGTCCATTGCCTTACCGCAAGCCCACTCAGTCCTTTGGGGCCGGATAACACCCCGCAAGATGAACAGGTCATGGTGGAAAACCTTGAGGGAACTTCAACGAATCTCCTACCGCATTGACTGCTCTTGTAGGAAATAAACTGTCTGAGTTGCCCTGTAGCTGCCGATGATACCGATTTACCAAACTTCTTTGACATGCCCTTAAGGTTATCTTTTGAGAAACAGATCAATTCGTTTTCTGATACAAGGCGGCGAGAAAGTTTGTGATTGCGGTCCTTGCGCTGGTTCGCCATTTTCTCTTGAAGACGTGCTGTGAGCTTTTTGTCGTGGCCCCTTTGTGATTGCGCGAGACGTAACGCGCCCCCTTGAAGTTCCTTTGGATGCTCGATCTTTTCTCCGGTCGAAAGCGTAAGAAGCGTCTTAAACCCAGGGTCGATGCCAACCTGAGCGTTGCCAGTGATTGTGATTTCGTTCGGCGCTGCGTCTATAAATAAGCAAAGATGCCAACCAGAAGATCTCTTTACGATCCTGCCGCACTTGATCTTCTCGGCAGGCAATTCCTGTTTGTAAAAACGCACGGGGCCAAGTCCCGGAACGCTGATTCGGTTCTTCTTAGGTGGGCGAATCGGATCGGGGAATGGTATTGAGTTGAGTTTGTTTCTCTGTCCCTTTAGGTGCGGTTTCTTGCCGATCTTTTTGAAACATCGTTTCCATGCCGAGTGCGCATTTGATAAAATGCCCTGAATCGTATGGCTCGGAATGTCCAGCTTCTTCCCATGATCCGCAAGAATGTTTTGGAAATCCTTCGGCGTGTAATAAATCCCGTCCTTCGCGTCAAGTTCGATCTTGCGAACAGCCCAATTCCACACACCCGTTAGGTTATTGAGCCATACCGCAAGGGTTGCTTCTTGTGCTTTGGTCAGTTTGAGTTTTAATTGTCGTTGAACCATAATGTACTTGCTCTCCTTTCGGGTAGAGAAAAATGAACAAAAAAGTGACTAAGAAACCGCCTGCTTTAGCTGGCGGTAGATCACCAACATGTCCCGGTGATTGTCCCGGTCGTACTCGATCGTATCGCCTTAAATCCGTCCACCTCTGACTTGTTGTCCAGCGTCAACGGGAAGTTGGAAGACGATAAGCTATGCCCCACGCTGCTCGTCGGCGCCGTCCCGTCCAGCCACATTCGGACACCGGCCCCCTCGTAGGTGAGTAGGCACTTATTCGGGCTGAAACTGGAGGTAATCCACGAGGGGATGCCGACCGCCGTATCAGCCACGGTGAGCGTGAATTTGACTGCGGCCTGAGCAGTAACGGCCATGAGTGCGAGAAGCAGGGAGATGAGGATAAGCTTTTTCATTGTAGTTCTCCTTTCGGGGAGTGAAATTGAACAAAAAAAATGGCCGAAGATTAAATCTCTCCGGCCCTAATACAGGCGTAATGTTGCTCGCTATTCAGTTTTCAAACAAAAAAAGGGCCACAGATTTTTTCATTCTGCGGCCCTCGCGACAGGCGTAATACGGCTACAAATTAGCGGCAAGAGGGCTGTCTCCTTTTAGGTGACAGGTGAATTGCCGCATTCCGCAAAGCGGGATTAGTTCTTTGTTGACTCCTACGATAAACTATGATAAATTGTAAGCATGTTGGTCAATAAAGCATACAGCTTTCGATTGTATCCGACTCAGAGCCAAGCCGAATTGCTTGCGCAGCATTTCGGCTGCTGCCGTTTCACCTACAACCACTTTCTTCGTGAACGCATTGACTACTACGCCGCGAACAAGGGGAAAAAGAAGCAGGGTTTGACGTACCACGATACGACCAAGATTCTGACTGTCCTTAAAAATACTCCAGAGCATGTCTGGCTGAATGCCGTAAACTCTCAAGCCCTTCAACAATCCCTTCGTCGCCTCGATGTGGCGTACAACAACTTTTTTAATAAACGAGCGAAGTTCCCTAAGTTCAAAAGCAAACATGATAAGCAGTCGTTTCTGGTGCCTCAAGGATTTAAAATTGACGCTGAAAGCTGTTTTTTGCGTATCCCTAAATTTCAACCAATCAAAGCTGTCTTTCACCGCCCCATCGAAGGCGAGATGAAGAGCGTCACTATCTCTAAAACTACGACCGGGAAATACTTTGCCTCTGTCCTGTGTGAAGTCGAACAGAAAGTCAAGTCGAAGAAGACCGGCAAACAGATCGGTATTGACCTTGGCCTCAAGTCGTTTATCGTGACCTCTGCCGGCGAGACGGCAGAAGCGCCGAAGTTTCTCCGTAAGTCCGAAGACCACTTGAAGTTCTTTCAGCGTCGCCTTTCCCGCAAGGTGAAGGGAAGCGCGAACCGAAACAAGGCGCGTCACAAGGTTGCGCTGATTCATGAGAAGATTGCGAACCAAAGAAAAGATTTTATTCACAAATTGAGTGCCCGACTGGTAAGCGAAAACCAAGCTATCTTTGCCGAGGACTTGAATGTGAAGGGCATGACGGCGAACCACTGCATTGCGAAGTCTGTTTCCGATGCAGGGTGGTCGGAGTTTATTCGCCAACTTAAGTACAAATCTGAATGGAGCGGTACCACGTTCGGGCAGATCGACAGATTCATTCCATCTTCCAAGCGTCACGTCACCTGCGGCTGGATAAACCAGTCGCTTACGCTGAAGGACCGGGAGTGGACCTGCCAGGGTTGCGGTGAAGTTGTTGACCGTGATTGGAATGCTGCTCAAAATATTCTCCTGTTCGGAACAATTCAAATAGCGTCGGATCGACGCGAATCAACGCTTAGTGAGAAGCGGCGTATTAAAGCCCTTCATTGACCTAAGAAGCCGCCTGCTTTAGATGGCGGTAGATCACGATATTCAGTTGTTTCAGCTTGTCAAGAGTTTATCATTTTGGGCCTTGCTTTGCAACATAAATTTCTGTATACTTGCCCCATGCGAATTCTCCCCCTTCTCCTTGTGCTGGCGGTGTGTGGGGTGTAAGAATCTCTTTATAGCTCTGCCTCTAGTGACAGCTTAAGCGCTTTTAATTTCACCCAATCCCAATCACATTCTTGGGCATGGGATACCAAGCCAGTGCGCATATCCAAGATAGGTGAAAAAGCTTTGTGGTTGTGTTCAGCATCTCCGTTGTACAGCGGGTCTCCAAGCAAAACTATGTGAACCGTTTCGTGGGAAACCGTATCATTGTATAGCGAATCCTCAGACACATATATTTCTCCGTTCCACATGCAGCCTTTTCTTTTCTTTTTCCCGCATATAAATTCTCCCTGCTGCATAACATGTATAGTTACTGATTTACCATCATCGTCGTACCCATATAATCGGTTCATGCAAGATTTAGTTTCTCTTACATTGGTGTCCACTTCGGCTAATTCAACAGAACTTATTTGATAAAGCTCCGTTCCTATTATCTTAGAATCAATATTGTTAGCCCCACAGCCGTAACTTACAAAACATACCAAACATGCAAGGGATACTTTAAGCATTTTATTGAGCCACCACAATTATCCGCCATGTTTGCGAACTGAAAGTATACCCATTCGCGTTTGCATTTGCCAGATGTATCATGACCGTATTTGTGGCCGAGACGGTAGCGTAAGCATTTACAAAATATGCCGCTAAATTATTGTGCGGAGGGGTAATTATAACATTGTCTCCAACTTGCGCACCAGTAACAGTTAAAGTGGTCTCGGCGCCGCTCCCGGCATTGATCGTACCTGGAGCCCATACCACGCTTCCGAAATAAACAGCTTTACCACTGATTTGCGTAGCAGATGTTGCAGTGGCTGAATTTCCCGTACAAGATCCAGAACTACCGGAAGCATTGCCGGTGACGTTGCCGGTCAGCGTCGCCGTAATCGTCCCCGCCGCAAAGTCCCCAGACGGATTTCTTGCGACAATTGTTTCCCCCGCATTTGACGATGCAGCATTCATCCCATCCAGTTTATCCGCATCCAGTCCTGACCCTGAGCCTGCGCCGGTTATGGTTGTTGACGGAAGGGAGACGGGGCCGGTGAATACTGCTGTACCAGTCACATTTTGCGTCCCGCTCAATGTATTCGTACCGCTGCTGCTAATCGTCCCCGTTAGAGTCAAATACGCCGAGCTTGTGCCGCTGGTGAGCATGTCGGCGGAGAGGGCGGAGCCGGTAACTTTCATGATCGATACGTTTACATCCGTCCCGGTAGTGGCTGCGTCCAGTGATCCAGAGTCAAGGGAGACCGTGACCGTAGTCGTCCCGGAAGCGTATGCCGAAGCAGTAACGCGCCCATAGACCGCGTTCCCGGTGATCGTCGCCTTGATGCGCATACCGACAGGGTAAATGTCCGTGTAGTCGCCGGTCACGGAGAACTGCGTTGCGCTGATGTAGGTGGATAATGCGCCCGCTGCGATCCATGGGCCGGTGGTGAGGTCTTCGGGGGTTGTGAAGGGCATCGAAGAGACGTTATCGGAAGTCCATATCGCAGTGCCAGTACTACAATTGGTCTGATTGGCGGCCATCAGCTTTACCTTGACCGGGCCTGTTATCCAGATCGGCGATTCTCCCCGACTGTTCAGCGTTACAGACGTTCCGAGTGCGGTAGTCGCGGAAGCATCCGTGTACACTGCCTTTGGAGTGCTCGAATTTACCTCGAAAAAACAGACCTTGCACCCGTTGCAAGGACGACCTGCCGAGTCGTCGAAATGGGAAATAGGGGGTGGCAGGACGCTTGCTGTTCCAAAGGCATTGCTTGCAAACAACATTGTGAGCATGAGCACTGAAGCGATTTTCTTCATAATATTCTCCTTAATTTTATTGACTTTAAATTTACCTACGAGTATACTTATACACATGAAGATAAAAATACTTACCCTCACGTGTCTCAGGTGCAACCACAAATGGACCCCGCGAACTGATGATGTCCGTATCTGCCCAAAGTGCAAATCCGCGCTTTGGGATAAACCGAAGAAGGAGCCCCATGGAAAATAGTACGGTTAAATTGTGCGAATGCGGTTGCGGTAATCCTGCGCCAATTGCCAAGGCAACGGCTAAGCGTTTTGGTTATATTAAAGGGCAGCCAATGCGCTTTATCCAAAACCACAAGAAGTGCATTGATCTTACTGGACAGCGATTTGGCCGGCTTGTAGTATTGCGACTTGTCGCCCCGAAGGCTAAAGATCGTGGCGCATATTTCCTCTGTCAATGCGACTGCGGAGTGACTAAAGTTATACAGGGCAATTCTCTTAAAACAGGGCATACTGTATCGTGCGGATGCTTTAATAATGACAATTGCGGAAAGCTTGCGCAAAATTATCTTGCGACACATAAAGAATATGGCACTCCTATTTACAGGATTTGGAACACTATGATACAGCGATGTCGCAATGAAAAATCTACGTCCTACGAACATTACGGCGGTCGCGGTATTACGGTCTGCGAACGCTGGCATAAGTTTGAAAACTTTCTTGCCGATATGGGGCATAGACCAACTCCAAAGCACAGCATTGACCGCATAAACAATGATGGTAACTATGAGCCTGGAAATTGTCGTTGGGCAACACAACAAGAGCAACACAACAACAGTCGGTTTAATAAATTTATTACTTATCAAGGACAAACAAAAACATTGGCACAGTGGTGCGCTTTTCTCGGCCTTGAATATAACATCATACAACTGCGGCTTTCTAGGCACTGGACCGTTGAGCGAGCCCTTACCACTCCCAATATGGGAATAGGGTATCATCCTCGCCTCAAATAATACGACTGCTTGCGATCAACATGAGTGCTGCGAGTGCTGTGGCGAATCGTTTCATTCTTCCTCCTCGGTGGTTAATTCGATATCATCATTTGCGTTTGCAGACTTCACGGATTCATTTAAAAATGCCATCCTCTCGGTAATCATTTCATCAATATCCCGGATTTCAGACTTGTCGGCGTTGTCGTCAAGAAGCTCTTTGCGCAATTTCCTGAACCTCTTCACATCGCGTTCAATGTCGTTGGCCAGTCTGTAAAGCCCCGCTTCCGGGTGGGCTTCAAGGTAATCGTCAATGTCCTTACCATCTTTCAACCTGCCCTCGATCTCGTTCTGATGCTTGTTCAGAAGGATGATGTTTTCGTAAAATCTGCTTCCCTCTGCGGATTGGCTTGCAGCATTACCGTAAAGTCTTCCGAAAAGCGGGATCTTGTGGGGCGGTAGGTCCTCTCCAGAGGCAAGCACGGTTGTGCTCGTGGCGACCTTATTTAACTCCCGTCCGACTCCGCCTGTGGCTTGTCCGATGAGGTAGTCTATTTGATCCGGGGTCGGGCTTACGACCCCCGGCTGGTACTCAGTCCCGCCGGACAGCCAATTTATGGCTCGTGAAAGCTGCTTGCTGATTTCGCTTGCGGTATCCTTGGTTCTAGTATGTCCCGGCGTCGGGTTCAAGCTGTTATAATCCGGTCTCGAAATAGGTCTCCCCGTCCAGTCCCGGTTTTCCGCCAGTGCCGCAAACGGATCCAGCACGGTCGGAGCGATAGTCTGCATGGACAGACCCGACCCACCGATCGGATTAAATGCATCCACTACCGTGCCGGCAAATGACGTAACCTTTTTCCCTACATCCTTGCGACCAGGCAAGAGAAGTTCCGTGGCTAACCGGCCCAGATTCGGCAGCACGAGAAAGCCTTGCGGCATGGGGATTGAGATGTACTTCTTACCGCCTATGGGAATAACGAAGCTCCTCTCACGAATAAAGCCCGGCGGCTCGTCATCATCGAATCCAAATGCGGCCAGCATCAAGGCATCCATGGCGCCGAGCAGTATTCCGCCAGCGATTATCTTTTTGCCTGCCGGTCCCTTCAGGGTTTCCACCATCCTCGCCGTACCTTGGGCGGAGGCGTTAAAGAAGGCATACAGCGACCCTGCCTGCCTCGCTATTTGACCCTTCCTGTTAAAGTTGACGGTCAGGTTCTTGGCAATGCTTGCGGCCTGCATTTTGCTCATTCCGGCGTCTATGGCGGTTTTGTAAGTGGCAAGCCTGACTGCGTTCTCGGAAACCGTATTGTAGTCGGAAAGCCAGTTCATAACGGCCCTGCCTGCCATCCTCATCTTGCCTGCCATTGCTCGCTTGATTTCTCTCTGAAGGGCTTCCCCGCGCTCCTGAGAGTTTTTGAACATATCGCGATACCCGGTCTGTCCGCCTTCAGCTTGGAATTCTTCCCAAAGCTGCGCCCATTGAGACGTGGGAGCCTTTCCTGACCTCTTCTTTCTGATATCCGAGTAAATACCCCGCAATGCGGAGACAGTGTGTTTCAGCACGATAGGCTGCTTGCCTGCCAGCGGAGTTGCGCTGAGATTCAGCATTCCGCTTTGAACGTCGCGCATGAGGTTGATAACGCCAAAGACCGGGTTGTACTGCGTGTTGATTGAGGCAAAATACCTTGTCGCTTTAGCGGAAAGCCCGAGCAAGTGGCTGATCTCGTCGGCATCCAGATTCTTGAGGGCTGCGGCCATCCGGACGGCTCTCTCATTAGTTTCGTTGAACATGACCGAATGTTCTTCGATTATTCCGGTTTTCTTATTCGGGATCCTTGCGATGATCACGTTTTCTTTTGACTTATAGAGCGGGTCAACCATGGAAACAACTCGCTCTTCAACGTAAGGCTTTGCTGCCTTTCTCGCCACCGATCCGGGGATAGTTTCGGCAAAATCCTGAGCGTCTTCTTTGGTCAGGAAATTCCCCTCCACTTTCGCTTTGGATACGACTTCCCACGGGTAAACGGTGGCTTCGAGAGTCTTGATCTTTGGCGGCTGGTCAACCTTCCAGAAGTCTTTGTTCGGGTTCGCAAAAGCCAACCCGACAAGAGCGGTAGATACCCGGTTCTTTTCTCCCCGGATAATCGCCTTCTCTCGTTGAGACGCTATGTTTGCCAGAATATCCACCACGGCCCGCTTCGAGCCAGTACGCCTCTTGGAGACTGGCCCGCGAACAGAGAAGCCCTGCCCGATTCCAGGACCTCGCTCCATGTCTTCCCGGTGAAGGGGTACGTAGTATTTATACGCTGACTCCATGGCGTCAACGTCGCTCTGAGCCGTAAGCCCGTATTCGACCCATGTCTGGCGAGTTTCTTTGTTGATCGCGTCAACCTTTTTCGCAAGGGCCTCGAATGCTGCCATATTTTCAGGGGTCAGCGATGAGAGATACGCTTGCGCATCCGCTGTATCCATGCCCGATCCACCATCCTGCATGTCCGGGTTGTCAGGGTTCCGCTTGGCAATCGTCTCGTTCGCTTCCTGAGCATGGCGGGCGTGAAGATATTCCTCAAAGTCCGCGATGGCTATTTTGCGCTTTGCCATCTCCTGCATAAGAGGCCGGATCTCTTGTTCAAGGAAATCCGATGTTTTCTTCGCGGTCCGGCCATGGAACAGCTCTTCCTGCATGTAGACATTGAACTTGTCTGCGATTTCCCCTACCTGCTTCTTTATGGCCGCAATCACCCGTTTTGTGTCGATATGCTTATCCTGCATGGTGCGGATAAAAGAGTCCATCTTGGAAGGCTCTTCGGTCCACGAGACGCTATTCCTAGGGTTTTCGGCATTCACGCTTGCCGCTTCCTCTTTCGCCTTAACTTCCTCCACCTTCGGCCGCACCCCCTCCGCCTTCTTCATCATCTTCGCCCTGGACGCTTCCCACCGTCTCCGTGCCTCCTCGCGGGAGATAGGCCCCTCACCGAGGGCGCCGGACTGACCCAGCCGCTTATTCGCATCCCTGATGGCATGGAACGCCTTGAAGATCATCCCCTTAAAGCTGCTCCATGCGTCGCCAAGGAGCCTCTTCATGCTGGTTGAGAAGACGACATAGTTCTTCGCGCCGTCGGCATAGACCTTGTGGCCGATGTCAACAAGCTTGTCGTAGGCTTCCTTGGCTACAGGTGAAAGCTTTTTGAGGTCGTTCACCAGTACGTCGATGGGGATGCCGGAGTAGAGAATGATGGATGATTTTTTGTTGAACCGTTTGCTCAACGGGATCACGTCGCCCTGGTCGTCGCGGGTGATGGGGTCGGCGGACTTTATCTGGTTGGGGTTCAGGGCAACGTATGAATCGCTCCCCTTGTCTTCCTGCTCGTTCGTGTAGACAAACCCATCGTAGCCTTTTTTCTCAAGGATGCTGTTCAGCGCATCCCATCCCTTTTGGTCGGTTTGTTTCCACGCGGCCCATGCTCGATCTGCCTCTTTGTCGGTAATGATATTTTCTCGGCTCAAATGGCTCCTGATGCCGTCAAATGTCCATACTCCGAGATCAGGGACTCGCAGAGGATTTTTAATGTCCAAGAACAGGCGCATTGGCTCAATCGTTTTCGGCTGTTTCTTTGCAAATGCCTTTGCTTCTATTTCTGTTTTGAATGGTCCTTGGCCTTCTCCGCTCATTGGTCCAGAGTCAGCAAATACGAGAAATTCATTTCCGTCTTTTTCAACGTCATATCCTATATTGAGTTGTCCTGATGCGCGGTCAATAGCTGCCTGCCGAGTTCCGAAGTGAGCCATGCCGCCAGACGCTTCCATGCTGAATTCGTTGAAATCGTTATCGGTCCAGTGATACACTGGCCCCACGGTATACCCCGCCCTCTTCGCCGCCTCGTCCACCATCTTCTGCGCGGTTGCGAGATCGCCGGAGGCTACGGCTTGCAAGTATTCCCGGTCCTGCTCGCGCTGGAAGGGGTTGAGGTTGGAGGTTTCCCGTGATTCCGCCACCCCCCCCCCTCTCCTGACAATCCGCTCCTCTCCCGGCGCAAGGTCGGTGCGATCGTAGGGAGTGCCCATGCGTTCGGCTTGGGTCATGTCGGCGCGGGCGGAGACGCGGCGGGCTTCTTCTTCGCCGGAACTCAGCATGTAATTTCTGTTTGTTTCCGATACAATGCTTTCCGCCATGTCTCGTATTTCACTGGCAAGATTTCTTAAGCGCGTGTTTTCTCGCGGTGTTCTTTGCGCAAAAGGCTTTTCTTTGAGTGCATCATGTTCTGTCGTGAGTGCGTCGAACTTTGCCTTTGTCTCTGAAGCATTATCAACCGATGCAGCAATACTTGAACCGCTTGCAAACCCCTCTCGCTCCTGAATGGCGTGCTGGATCTCATGAAGGATACTTGACAAGTGCTCTTTGTATGGCCGCGCTGAATTCACGGTAATTGTGTCAGTCTTGGTGTTGTAAGACGCCCCTGCCGTCATATCTTTGAATGGGTCTGGCAAGGCAACCCTGATGTTCTTTGCATCCGGGTATGCTTCGTACAGTGCGGGGTGATCTAATATTTCACTGAGATACACACTCCCCCTACTGCTGTTACTAATTTTTTCTATAATGGAATATTTTGATTTCCACTTCGCCCCTTCATCGTCAAGCTCAATCCGCTCCTGCTTATCCGCGAGGTCTGAGAACTTGCCCTGAGCTTCGGAAAAGCCTTTCGCTTTCGGACCGACGAATACCCCGCGCTCATTACTCAGTTTATCGCCCAACTCCCTGTTCGCCTTCTTCGCCGCGAAGTAGACTTTCTCCATGAGGTGCTTGAACTTATCCCACATATCCCCCAAGTGGGATTTCATCGCATTGCGGAAGTCGAAGAACTTTGTTTTCCCTGACTGCAAAACGCCTTGTCCAAGCTCAATGAGTTTGGGGAGCGCTTCCTTGGAATGAACCTGCGGGTTTCTGCCGATACGGACAGGGGATCCTGCGGCCAGTGAATCGGTGATGGTTGAAGGTGTGGCTATGCTCGCTGCCGGCTGCTCCGTTTTCCCGCCCTGTTTTGCAGCAAACTTCGCCCTGCTGGCCTCTATGTGAGCGTCCAGTTTTTCCGGGGTGAAGTCTTGCATCCCCACCATCAGGGTGCTTTTCGTCTGCGGGTCAGTGAACAGGACGCCGGCCGGAATGCTGCCGGCCCCTTCCTGAACGCCGTTGATCGTCATGCCGCGGCTTTCAAGTTCGGTTTTGATGTTCTCAGGAACGCCTTCTGTCTTCGCCTTGCTCACTGCCAGCGTAGGAATAGATTCCGATGCCGTGAACTCTTCTGTCGTCCCGTCCTTGATCTTTACTTTATTGCCGTCATTGGACGTAACTTTGAACGTGTCGATCTCACCCGTAGATTCACTGCGCTTGACTACGGTATCGCCCACGCTGAGAAGGTCGGCGTCTAGGTTCTGTTCTCCGGTCAAGGCGGCCTTTACCGCCTGCTGCCTGGTCTCCGCGTCCATCGGGAGGCCGCGAAGCTTCTCGGAGTCGAGTATTTCTTGCGTCTTGGCTCGCATGGGTGATAATTCAGCGGTTCTCCTGTCAATGCCACCTGCAACAGCCACAGAGGGCGTCTCTTGTCCGGGGATAGCGGGAGTCGCTATAGCTGCTGGTGTCTCAACAGCGGCCACGGGAGCCACGGGAGTAGTGCTTTTCTCTGGAGTTGCTACCTGCTCGATCTGTGCAAGCTCATCCTGAAGGAATTGAGCGTACTCCCTGCCCTGAGCCTGACCGTTGGCGATCCGGCTCGCCCATTCCTCGCGGCGCTTCGCCCTGCCTGCTTCGTCGGTGGCCCATGCCTGTTTCTGCTTCGCGCGGTCGGCCTCGCTCTCCTGGAGGTTCACGGCATCCATTTCGGACTGAATGCCTCGGCTCGCATCTGCCTGCTGCGCCGCGACTTTGGCGGCTACGGGCTTGCCGGCGGCGATGTTCTTGATGTCGGCAAGGGCGTTGTTGAAGGTTTCTTCGGGGGTGGCTGCTTTTTCGGACTGTGCTTCCCCCGGAATCATGTAGTTGTAGCTAGCCAGAAGCTCATCTACGGACACGGGTTCGCCTCGCTCGATGCTTTTTAATGCGTTATCGCGCCAGTTCCGGGCTATGAGCGGGTTTTCGTTCACTTGGGAGATGGTTTTGGCAACCTCCCTAACCGCCTCGGCTCGGACACCTGGACTCGCATTCACTCCGTACAGCTTCTTGATAATGCCCCTTTTGTGGACGGCCCCCATACTTGTTCCGAGCAAGCTGAACAGTATTCCGGCACCGGCCGCCGGGGCCATAGAAGCTCTCGCCTCACGCCAGGGATCAATCTCGTGAAGGTTCCCATCGTCGTCCTCTCGCTTCAGCCCCGCGCTCTTCTCAATGCTGCCGCCCCAGGCGCTCTGTACGGTTTCCTCGGCGGTCTCCGTCAATGCAGACTTCCCGGCGCGCTTGGCTATTTCTAGAGGCGATGTCTTAAATATTTGCCTGATTGTGTCCTTAACGGCATTCTTTGCCGCTGCATTTGCTCCAGGTAACAGTTTTGCTATTCTCGCAATGGCTAAGTTGCCAGCAAACTCAACACCGCCTTCTACCAACGCGGCATAGATGGCCTTATCCTTTATAAGTGCTTCTCCGTCTACCCCCTGCTTGTTCAGTTTTTCGATCAACCCCTGCTTCCTAGCGTCTTGGATTACCTGGTCGTACTTCTCGGCACCGAACACAGTACCAGCGCCAGCGGCGAAACCGATAGCTGCTCCTACCGGGCCTCCGACTGCGGTGCCAGCGGCCATGGCCGGGACACTTGCGGTTATAGACTCGGCAGCGCTCTCGAAGGCTGCCGGGATTACGCCGCGCACACCTCCAGCTTCAGCCTGTTTCGACGGTCGCAGAAACCCTGATTTTCCCGCATCTTCCGCCCATCCAGAAACAGCGGTGAGTTTCGGAGACGATTCAGGGGTATCTCCGAGCCTGAGCGCACGGGCGCCCATTCCGACGCCTCCGACCACGCCACGGGAGATTGCCGAAGCAACATCGGTCGCGGCACCAAAAACCCCAGGTCGGTCGGCCGTTTTAGCACTCTTCGCTTCATCGTATAACCGCACATAGCTATCGTAATCATCAATAAGCCCTTTATGCCGTTCATACACTCGGCTAAACTCTGCGGCAATGTTATTTCTATTTCCTAGCAACCCGTTGAAGGCATCTACTTTTACCTTATAATCATTGTAAATGTCCTTTGGCAAGCCAGACGGATAGTTTTTTGCGGTAGAGTCGAGATCGCTTTTTATTTGAGCTAGGTTTTTATCAATTTCGTCAAGCTTTACTTTCCTTGCGAGAAGGTCGTTTTCGGAGTCTCCGATTGTTTTTTTCTTCGCATCTAAGGCAATAATATTGGGCTGCTCTTCCCATTCTCCCGTTGCGCCATGTGGAGCTTCCGCAGCCGACAGGCCGCTTATGACTTGGCTGCCAACATCCCCCGCCGCCTTGCTGATATCCGCTTCAGACAGGTTCATGCCGGCAGTGGGGGAGAACGCAGACAGGCCGGTAGGGAGTTTTGGCTGAACCGCTTCATGCGCCGGTGCCATGCCGGGGGCTACAGCATGAGACGGAACGGTATCAACCTCCATCGGAGCTTCGGGCGTCTGCTTGAACAGCGACTTGTACCACGGGGTTTTCTTCTCAACGCCTTCTACCCCTGACAAGTCAATTCCCTCTATGCCAGACAAATCAACTGCCTCGGGCTTTGATTCCTCTATTCCGGTCAAATCAACGGGCATTATTTTATCCCCTGTTTTGCAAGAGCTGCGTAAATTTGTTCATCGGAATACTTCGCGTTGTTTTTGTTTGACCTTGCTATCTTAAAAGATGCTTCGAGTGATGCAGATTTACCGCCACTCCCCTTCTGCCCCATCACCTGCTCAAGCGCCATGTTCATGTCGATAACAACATCCCCCTTGCCCCTTACCCACTTTTTCTTGCCTACAAGCGGCTTCGCGGCCCTTATATCGGCGGCGGAAATGCTCGGGTACTTGGTTTTGTAATCTGCGAGGAAGTCCGCGATCTCCTTGTCGGTTTCGCTCGGCTTGGTTGCGCTGGTCGGTTTCCCGGCTTGTATCTTAGCCCGCCGATCCTTTCCCTTCTCCCCTTCTTTAAAGCGTCTTTCGTCGTTTACTTCTTTCTGAACCGCTCTCCGGTTGCTTGCAAGCTCTCCCGTGTACTTTCCGTACACATCGCTGCCGATGAAGGACATCATATCCTGGTGGCTGTATGAGTCGGAAGCGGATAGCCCTATTTCCTTAGCTTCCGGGTCGGAGTTTACCATAGCCATGACCTTTGACCATTCCGGCTGCATAGCCTGACTAATGGCCTGCTCTGCGGCCTGCCTCATCTCGACATCCCCGATTGTGGCCGGGTCATATCCCATCTGAGCCGCTATGTCGTCATGCAGCCGTACCATGCTTAGTGCCGGAGCCTCATACTTCTTCTGCACTTCCTTGGCTTTCTCGCGAAGAATCTTTTGCTGCTCCTTCTGGTAATCGGTGTACTGCTTCGTCAGTTCCATCCCCTTTACCGGATTAACTTTGTTTACTTCGCCAATCAGGGCGCCCATAAACCCAGCCTGATCCATTGTCCCGTCAGGTTTGGCGTATTTCGGTGCAAGGCTCTGCGCGGTGGTCTTCATCCACTCGCTTTCTGCCTGTTTCTTTTCAGCTTCGTCCAGGTTGAGCGCGTTTATCCGGCTTGCGCGAATGTTATTGACTGTCCCGAGACCTGCGTTGAAGTTCTGTGCGAGGTCGGGGCTTATGGTGACGGGGTCCATGAGGGAGTTGATTGCCATGCTTAACCTCCGATATTTGATAATTAAGTCGTTTTAGTGGGGTACAGCGAATTGTACTTGTTGCCGGCCTTCGATCCGTAATACATCCCGGCTGCCTGTGCGCCGAGATTAAGAAGCGTATTGATCTGATTCGGGAGAAAGTTGTTTTCCATGATGCTTGCGTTCGCATCCATGCCCGCCTCGTTGGTTTTTGCGCCTGCTACGCTGTTATTGCCCTGCATCCCCACATTGGCTATGTTCCATGCGTTATTTGTGGTGTTATCTGCCGTGCGGTTTGCGCCGGTGCCGATAGCATTGGAAACCTGAAGATTCCCGCCCATGGTAGCGTTAAGAACATCCCTCCCGCCTTGAACCTCCACGTCACCTAATTTCATAGCGTTGTTGCTCTCGTTACTCTTGACCTTCCAAATATTTTCCGACTCGGCGCCTGCAAGTCCTGAGCGAGCGGTATTGAGAGAGCCGGTGGCTCCAAGCCCCTGAGTTGAAAGGCCCATGAGACGGTTCACCATAGCACTAAATTCTTGAGATCCAGCATGTTGACCATAATCAATAAGGTCGGTCGCCGTTTTTCCGGAAAGGAGGTTCCCATTTCCGATAGCTGATCGCTCAAGTGTTTTTTGCCCTTGCTCCAGCCTCCACAAATACGACGGATCAGTTTCCAGCGCGTTCTTTGCCGCTTCTTCCCCGTCAAATCCCATCAGCGCGTTGATCCTAGTATTCGCCTTTTGCCCTGTCTGTATCCAGGGGGCAAGGTTTTGGTGAATATCTTCATAAGCCGCCCTGAAAATAGCATTGCTCGTATCCGCGCCTTCCTGAATGGCCTTGTTTGATACGGCAATGGCGTTTTGCGTCGCGGTTATGGCATCGGCTTTTGACTTTTCGGCGGCGGCAATGTTCGCGGCGGTCGCTTCCTTCGCGGCCTTAATACTGTCTAGGTTTGCTTTGTCTTGGGCGTCAGAGGAAATCTTAGCCGCGTCTATCATGCCCTGATAGTTTTTGTCAGCAGCGTACTGTGCGGCAGAGGTTCCAGCGGCCCCCGCCTCGCGCATAGCCTGCGCATTTTTATCTGTTGCGTCTTTTGGGATGAAGTATAGCGGTTCGGCAAGACCTCCTGTCATGAGGTCCACCCCTACCCGTGTTATATCTTTAGTCTCTGTATTTTCATTGAAAGTGTCCTTAGCGTTGTTCCATTCTCTTTGTAAGCTGAAGCCCATAACTCACCCCCTAGTGGACAATTTTCCTGAAATCACCAGTTCTATACTCATCCCCCACAATCAACCCAGCCGCCAGCGCCGCCGCATTGTCGGCATGTTCCGGCACCCCTTGAACATTGAACGGCTCCGAGAACGTCAGTTTGCTGTCTCGCAGGGAGAGGTAGCGGAAAAAGTTTTCCAACTTTCCGAACCATGGAAGCCAGCGTTCGTAAAGGCGATATGACTTCTCGCCGTTTTCACTTACTGCGATAGGCATTCTTGGGTCTATTTTGGGGAATTTTTCTACCGTTGCCATGGTTACTCCTATCCGATGTTCGCGTAAGCTCCAATTATGTTACACTGAACCGAATCCGATACCGTGATTCTGAACGTCCAACCGTTCCGAGATTGACCCAACTGATGCCACTCAGCGCGGGCGCTGTACTCTCCGATTTTACCGATTGTGCGCCAGCCCATATCGATAAAGGTATGACCACCGTCTCGGGAAACCTCCAACATGCACAGCGGGTCCGACCCCTGCCCCGTCACAAGTCCCACACCCGGCTCGAAGTCTATGTGCAGCTTGTTGATCCTAAGCGGGAGGCCGTTGCTTGTCAAATGCTGGGTCGTCCGCTGCTTGATAACCGGATCGCCCGTATCGCTGTACGCTCCAAAACCAACCTTGTAAAGTTTTCCAGTGGTCGTATCACCCATTACATGTTCACCATTCAAAACGCAGTGATAGGCCGCCTTGAAACTGTCATACCCATAGGACCGCCACTCAGCCCACAGCCCGGTTGCCGCATCAAACACCCACGTCGCCCCGCCGGTCGGGAAGGTGAACCCGATGAACGTATGACCCTCAAGCGTGAAGCTCCACCCGATGCAGTCTGAGATGGTGGAATACTGCCCGATCTGGTAGTCGATGGCAGGAGTAGATACTTTGGCCGGCACACCTCCTGTTGAGCGCACAATGCCGTAGAAGCCCTCTCCGTTCTGTCCCGGCCAGTACAGGGCATTGTCGGCGGCAATGGCTCCCCAGCGAGCACCAAGGCCGATGTTATCCCGCTGCCTGGGGAGGAAAGGGAAGCCTGTAGCCCCGACGTTGGCATAGTTGTAAATCTCGTTCGTGCTGATCCCCATCAAATGCAGGTCGCTATGAATCGCCATGACCCTTACCAAGTCGTCCGGGTCGCCCTCGGCGGTCGCTACGTCCAGCCCGCTCCATGAGGTGAAATCCCTGATGCCGCTTGACTGAGCGATGCCGGAATTCAGCTTATTCGTGACTCCAAACTGGTCGATGAAGCATATACTGTCTCCCCCCAAGCACCCGCCGCCGACTGCCGCGAAGGCGGTAGAACTCAGGGTGTAACTGTAGAGCTTCGTTCCGTCAGCCATGCCGATTTGGAGGCCGTTCCATGCCAGTTCGACCGTCCCGGAATTGGTGTCCAGCGTCCCTCGCAACGTCGGCTGTCCGTCCGGGCGCACTTCCCAGAAGTTCGAGCCTTGTACCGTGTAGATATTCCCGTCTACTGAAATCTCACCCCTGATAGGCGCGGCACCCAGGTTCACCAGCACGGACTTGAGCACGGGACGGCCCATGAGGGATAGGACGGCTTTTCCTCCTGCCCGATCGACAAGATGGCAAAGGTTGACGCATGTCTGGGCGTTCAATCCTTTGGCCGGACCTTCGTATGCAGGCCCGGCTATGGAAATTGGGATAGTCTTCCCCATCAGCTTTCAAACGGCACATTCCAGCCGCCACCTGAAGACCCCTTGCTGAACATCGGAACGCTCATGTTTTTCCTCACCGGCTGAACATGCTTCATTTGCAGCCGAGCCCTGATCTGCTGAAGCATTGCCGCAACCACCGGCGGGACAGCCTCCCCGTGCTTCGGCGCCAACCGGATGGTCAGTTCACAGGAAAGAAGCTCTTTGTAGCCTGCTGGGAATGAAACTTCGGTCGTCAGGTCGGCAAAGCTCGTGAACGGCTTGAAACTCGCAACATGCAGCGTCAGCCCGGATATCGGCGGAGAATAGAGATAAATGCGCCCGAGAGGATACTGAGGGTCATAGTAAAGATATTCAGGATGAGAGCTTATGCCTGAACCTGATTTTTGGAAAAGAGTCCGGTACTCCTCGCGGGCCATCGGCAGCAAGTATCTATCCTGATCGTCGGCGTCTCGCGTGAAGCAGCTCCGAGCCTCGATGCTATCCGGCCGCGTCGTGTTGAAATCCCCGTTCGCCCCGATGGTGTACGACTCCTGATCGGCGGTGAGCGCGAAGCTCTCAAGCGTGAGGTACGGGATCATCAGGCCGTCAACACTCAGGGTATCCAGCATGAAGTTTAGCGTCCGCAAGGTGTTCGTCGCCAAGTTCGCGCTCAGGGGTTGCTCAGGGTGGACTACGCCTATATTTTCGAGCGCCTCCTGACATATATCATTGGCGGTCGTGCTCTGTAGTGGGGTAAGTTCGATGGTTGACATGCGTTCTCCCTACATGCGCCCTATTACGCGCCATGTGCCCGACCTCGCGGCCCACACAAACCCCTCGGTTTGGAGGCTCAACGTCGCATCCTGCTCGAAATCGGCGTCACCGGTCAAAGCTACGGTGTATTCAGAAGTGTCGATCTTCTTGAACGCGAAAGAATCGCTTTCGCTCACTCCTGCGATGTCCGGCATGGTGTGTGATTGGTTACCCGTGGTGCAGTCGCAATCGTAATATCCGCCTTCGGTAATCGCCGTGCTCTCGGTTAGAGTTTCGATGGAGTCCCCGCCCGTGGTGATCTGGAAATTGCGCTCCCACTCCTCCTGATACGATCCGTGGACAAACTTGGCGTCGTAGAATCCAGCGGCCAGGAAACAGCTTGCAACTCCGTTGGCGTCGGTAGTCAACGGGTTGGACAAGTCCCCTCCTGACGCGCTGCTATAGAGCGTGGCCTCGGTGTCCGTGCCGGTCTCGTAGATATAGACCGCTACCCCTTCAATGCCGGCTCCGCTGCTCTGGACAGTGAATGTCTTGACGCCGTAGGGCATTTATTTTCCCTTTCGCCGCATAGACATGGCGATTCTGCTCTCCGTGTCCGTTTTGTCGCTGGCGTAGTCGCCGTCGCCGTCACAGGACAGAGAGGTGATCTGCAGCTCGACGGACCGGTCCTTTTTGCCGCCAGACAGGTCATTGGATCTCACAGAGATAACTTTCGCCTTCGCCATGATCTCAACTTCCTCGTCAGGCTTGTAGCTCATGACGTGTTCGAGCTTGGCTACCTGCTCTTCGCTGAGGCTGATGCGGAGGCCGTAGGGGTACGATTCCTGCTCCATCGATGCAGGAGTAGTCATATTCATGTGTTCTTTTTTTGACTTTTTCGGGAGCATCATGCTAACCATCTTCATGCGTCTTCTCCTTTCGGCTCCGGCCTGTGCCACCGTGCATCGTCGCTCATGTACCAGCCGACCGTATCCACCGTGCTTTCCCATCCTTCAGGGATGAAGTCTCCCCTGCGGAAAAGCCTCGGTTCTTCCGTCACGTGATAGCGGTAGCAGTCGGCAACGGAGTAGACGTTTGTGGCTCCGATGTTGGGCTTTTTCGGCTGTTCCTGTGTTTCAACTGCTACTTCTCCAACCGTCTCGACAACCTCATCCGATTGATTGACGGTACTGGTTACGTCTTCCGCAACCGTTTCTGTAACCGCCGCATCGGTTTCAGCGGCCTCGATTTCTGCTTTGCTTCTTCTTCCCGGTCTTCCTGGTCCTGCCATTTGCTTGCCCTCCCTTTATTACGGCGTACACGTTGCCGCCGTGATTAATCCGTTGACGATAGTGAGGGATACGCTTGTCCCTTCACAGCTTCCCGTAAGTGCACCTGAAAACAGGTCTGCCGTTGTTCCCGTGCCGCCGCTTGAAGCCGCTAAGGCCGTGGTGAACGTCGTTGCCCCAGTAAACGTATTGTCCCCGCTCCATGCGTTCGTGCCTGACAGCGACGGCGCCGCAATGACTGTCGCCATGTTTGCCTGAGTCGTCATCCCGGCCTTATCGAGAAAAATATTGTAGGTGCCTTCCTCGATGTAGAATTCATACGTTCCTGTAGCACTTGCACTTGCCGGGCTTCCAAGCTGGATATTGCCAGCGGCATCGGAATAGATCGTTGCCGGCGTTCCGGTCCCGCTGATGAAGACTGATACGGCCGCTCCCTTCGCGGTAGCCCCATTTGAGGCCGTTCCTGAGTATTTGACGATTGCCGATTGCGCGGTAAACGCCATGGTCAAGACTGTGATCAATGCGAACAAAAAGATTTTCTTTTTCATACCTGCCCTCCTAGTTCAACGTATGCGATTGTTCCCGCTATTTTTATTCGATTATCAAACGCCTCATCAACGGCCTTTTTCACTCCGGGCCAACTGCCGTTGTTGTAATAATCGTGAATCACCATGACTTTTCTTGTTTTTGGCAACCATGCTTTGATATCAGCCTTGCAGCCCTCGTAAGAGTGGTCGCCGTCGATGAAAACCATGTCGGCGGTGTCTTGCACCAACTTCGCCGCATCAAGGCTCGGCATCTTCATTTTCACAAGGTTCTGGTAGTGGCCTACATTTTTATCAAACTCAGCCTCAACATCCTGCGATGCGGCCAGGTCCTTGATCGTATCGGAACCCTTCCAGTGATCGACGGCAAATACGGTTCCCTTGCAGGATTCAAGCAATGCCTTCGTGCTCCGGCCCTTCCATGATCCGACCTCAACGACCGACTGTGATTTTGAGGCGAGGTCTTTGAGTAGCCCCAATTCCTCCGTGCTCATCCAGCCGTCAATTCCGCCATCCTCGGCTTTGTCGGTTACGGTTACGGGCGTGCCAATCAGCTTTTTCGCTGTCTCAAAATGATCGAGGGTAAACGTATGCTTCCCGATATGTCCCATTGAAATTGTCGGGTCAAACCAAAGTTCAAAGCCCAACTGCTTTGTGCGCCAACAAAATGCAGGATCTTCGCGGAGCATGTTAGGCTTTCCGTAGTTCAGGAAATTGAATGGCCTCCCGAGTTCTTTTTCAACTTCAGGCGTAAACGCATCCATTACTTTTCGGGATATCAGCAAAAGGCCGCAGCCGGTAGCGTCGGCCGTAAATGGTTCTTTTGGGATTTCTGTTCTGTTTTTTATGAGTCCATTGTGGGTGAAATCGTATACGAGCGGCCTGTTCGGGTAATGGCGCATCACGTAAACTCCGGACACGATGTCTTTCCCGAGTGAAGTCATGCGCTCGAATACGTTAAAATTGCAGTTGAAATTATTGTCTGAGTCCATGAAGAGCAACCAGTCTGAATCAAAGGCTTTCGCCTCATCCCAACACTGGTTTCGGGCGTCGTCTATGTAGCAGGTCTGAGGCCCGACGAGGTTAACCTTGCTCCCCGTCTGCGTAACGATCTGCATGAGCGACATGACCATTTCGGCCTTGAAATCATCACGATTTGGCACGGCGATAGTGCATCTTTTTTCTTTTGCCAATGGAGTCCTCTTAAGAATGCGCCCCGGCTGCCAGGAGGATAACAGCCGGAGCGCCAAGTGTTCAGCCTAAAGTCTAAGCCTGTGAAGTGAGCGTCTGCGTGCTGAGAAGGATCACAACACGAGAGTTGCCGTCCGTGGCGGACGACTCCACCGTGAGGAGATCCCCGATGGCCATCTGGGGAGTTACGAGAGTCGTGGAGCTCACTGCCGCCCCCGCATCCGTCCCTTTTGCGATGGTGCTCACCGTTCCGTTGGTGTTTTTGATGAGAATATTGCCTGCCGTCGCATCCAGCGCGTAAGAGACGACTGAGACAATCGTTCCGACCACCGGGCAGCCGGTTGCGTCAATGACGTTCTGCGCTGTCGTTCCGGAGGTCTCTTTGACCAGAGTAATGACATTCCTCAGACCCGCCGGGATCGGAGACGGCCAGAGGATTTCCCAGTCGGTCTTGCCCTCGTCTGATGCGATGATAAGAGACTCCCCCGGCTGGAGGTCGATGGAGGCGCGGCCCCCGATGGTGTTCCCCGTCCCTGCGGCAACTGTTCCGACCGCCGTCGCGTGGACGTTCTCGAAGCCGAGCACCTTTTTGCTGCTCGTGGTCCCCAGAAGCGTGGAGAGCACAAACAGCGTCATGGTGTACGCGCCGTTGATGTTGACTTTCTCGTCTGTGGCGAGAACCGTATAATTCTCCGCCTTGGTGGTGATCGCCCTGAAGTTCTGCGTCAGGTCAGCGAACATTGAAATACCTGATTTGCTCATTTTGAATATTCTCCTTTCTGGTTATTGTAAATAAATCAACTGTTTACCCGGTGATTCTGGCGACACAGTCACGGTACGGATCGAAGATGTTCACCCCGAACGCCATGTCCACGCGCTTGATCGTCTCGTAGTTCATGATGTCGCCGCCGGTCGAGAACGTCAGGCTGATGCCCTTGTACGAGCGTGTGATGGACTTGGTGACGCCTTCGAGGGGCGCAATCGGGACCGTCACGAGGCCGATGGAGTTCTTCCACCACGCCAGATTCTGAGCATAGGCGGTCGAGGCCGTACCGGTTGTCACCGTGACGATTGCATCATCGGGAATGCCTGTGAGATCAGCCGTGGCGCCGGTGATGTTCTTGAATGCGCCGGACGGAATGACCGGGGGATAGATGGTGACATCTCCTTCATTGCTCGACGCGGTCGCGGTGTCCTGCACGGTGAACTTGCGGAGCTGGCCCGTGCTCCTGCCAGTGACAGGGTTGACTCCGTAGACGCCCGCAACGTTGAACGTGTCACCGCGCAAAAGCGTCGTGCCCGTCGTCCAGGTGTCAAGGTGTATGATGCTCCCAACCTGCGGGACCGGGTTGTCGGTCAGGATGTTCGAGCCCGTGCTCGTCCTGCTGCCGGTCGTGTGCGAGGTGACGTAATTGGCCTCACGCACGTCAAATCCGGCTACCGGAGCGATATTGCCGGTCTTGTACTGGTCTGACAGGGTATTTGCCGGGTTGAATACGGCCACCATGCCGTTGCCGTACTTGCGGGCCGCTGACGGGTCGATGTAGCAAACCCGGTCTTGCTTCGGTGTCTCGTAGAGGCTCAGGACTTCGCGAGCCGCCAACAGAGGATCGTTGGTCGTGATGCCCGTACCTGGAGTGCCGACGTGATTGCCGGCCTTGTAGTACAGGTCGAAGATCGCCGTCTCCACGTCCGAGATCAGGGGCGCGGTTATCGGTTTGATGTTCTCATCGGCCCAGAGATCAAGCTCTTTGGCGTTGTTGAATGTTTTCTCTTCGCCGGTGATCTTGATCGGGATGGTTGACCACCTGTCGATGGTGAACGGCGTCAGTCCGAAATTGGTACTCTGCACCGTGGAAATGACCGGGCCTGCCTGGCTCCGATACCTCGGGGGGTTCTTGATCTGGAGAGTCTTGCCGATACTCTCCTTGGTCATGGCGAACTGTGATTCATACTGGCGATTGACGTTGTTTGTAACGTCGCTGCCCTCGAACAGAAATTCGAGCATTTTATCCGCGATATATGCGGGTGTGGGTAATACGTTGGGCATGTTATGCGTCTCCTTTCATGTTATGACGCTCGGGCCTTAGCCTTTCGCGCCAGTGATCGTTCAATTCTTTCTTCCGTGCTGATTTTTTCTGAGGAGTAGTATGCGTCGTCCTCAATCGGTGCTCCACCTCTTACTTCCGTGATCGGCTCCGGCGCCCCGCTCACCCTCGGGGTCTTGCCAGTGATGATGGCGTCCAACTTCCCCATTTCCAGCACTTGTGCTGCCGAGCTAGGCTCGCCATCGGGTGTCTTCAGGTTTGCGATTTTCTGGCTGATGTCCGGGTGGTCGCTCAAAAACTTCAGCGTGTCCGCCGATACAACCCCGTCGAAAATCGCGTCCCGCATAGGCTTGGTCAGCGAAAATTCACCTTTTGCCGCTCTGTCGCTGATTGCCGCCGCTGCCTCTTTCCCGTGTTTCTTGGCTACCGCATCCAGGACCGCATCACGCCGCTTCACAAGCTTGTCCGTAGCCTCCTGCTGAAGCCTTTCGGCGGTCTGCTTCTCCGTCTCTCCGCGCTGCCGCTGCGCCTCTGCCGACTGCTGCTTGGCCTTTTTGCTGTCCCGAACCTCATCGCGTTGATCCAGCCATGCCTGAAAATCCTGTTGGTACAGCTTGGGATCTTCATAGTCCGAGATGTCAGGCATCGTCGGGATTTCGGTAGCCGTCTCGGCGACTTCAGCCTGCGCCGTCTTCTCAGCCTCTTTTTGCGTCAGGCCAATTTCCTTCAGAGCTTCCACGCGGCCCTTGAGGTAGGCGTTTTCCTCCCGGAGTTTTGCGGCTTCGGCCTCTTTCTCCTTGGCAGACCCTTTGGCCGCTGAGATTTTCTTGTTGATGCGCTCCTGAGACTTGGGGTCGAGCTTCTTGATGATCTCTTCAGCGTCCTGCTCAGGCTCATCATCTTTCGGGGCCTCTTTCTGCTCACCGGCCTGCCGCGCCGCTTCCAGGTCTTCGGCTGATAAGACCCCAGCTTCTTCGGCGGGCGTCTCCTTTGCTGCCGGTGCGGTCTGTTCCGCTGTTGTCTGTTCGTTGTTGTCTTCACTCTGCTGCCCGGCTTGTGAGTCGGCGGTTGCCGTACCGTCTGTCAATGTGTTTGCGTCCATGTGGGTCTCCTTCGTGTGTTGCCCGGATTTACCCCTCCGTGGGGAATTTTGAGCAAAAAAAAGAGCCTAGAAATTAATCTAGGCTCTCGATACGAGCGTTATGTTCGTGCCTTGCTTTACCCCTACAGCACCTGGTAAGCGTATAGTTTCCCCGCATATCGCGGTTCCATGGTCTTGATCCTACCGTCCGAGACGGAAGCAAGGCTATTCAGTTTTCAGAGATCAGTGAAACAAAAAAAGGGCACCGAAATTAATCGATGCCCTTGAGACGAGCTTGGTGTGGTGCTATTCAGTTGTCTGGAACTTCAAATGCTATTGCTTGCGCTTCGATGTCTTTACGATTGAGTATCCGAACATTAATACTCCTTACCTTGGGAGATTTCTTCCCACAATCCAGGGTACTTCAAGTCAATAAATCTCTTGAGCTTGCTTGACATCTCTTTGACTGTGGCCTCCAATGATGCGCTGCTCGACTCCAGTTCATCAGCAACCGGCTTCATGGCGGCTGCGAGGTTTTCGTTGGCCTCATACATTTCAGCTTGCGCAAGTGCAAATGCTACCGCTGCTTCGCGCCGCTCATCTGCGCCAGCGGGTGTATTCCGCATAGAGGCGTACTGAAACTCTATGCGCTTGTCCTCTGCGATTATTGCGAGCTTTTTGATTTTTTCTATTTGCGCTTCGTTCATCAATTCACCCCATCACTCCCAGATTATATCAAACCCGCACGAACGGTTGATGCCATTTTCGTACCCGTCTGGAAAACCTGTTTTTGACAATGTAACGGTTCTGCCTTCCTTGGAAACCCCGCTTAAATCATATTCTGTTTTCAAAGGTAACAACATTTCTATGATAGGCATGGAAATGTTAAACAATTCATCTTTTTCACAAAGGAATTGCTCAATTAAATCCATCCTGTCAATCGCGGTTTCTGTTTTCTTGTAAAACATTACTCTTTCCATTATAGTCTCAATTTGACCCATGCACCGCCGTAATCATCCGGCAAGCCCTTTTATTCTTCTTCTTGGCGTCCAACTCCAAACGCCTTACCCCTGTCTCTATGTCGCCGGTGATCGTATATACATCGCAATCGCGGTTGTAGCATCGAAGAGAATATCCCCGATCTGCCTTCCCAAGCGTCTTCCCGCACAAGCAGTAAACCGGCTTCATTTCAGGCAACTTAGTATCTCCTTACTGTTTATCACAAATGTAGAAAAATGCAAGAGAAAAATGAATTAATCGCACTTCTCTGGACCGCCCTTTGCCTTGATCTCTACCTTCGCCGGGGTCTCAACTTCTGTGAGACCTAGGTGAGCAAGGAGCCTGTTGTGTTTTTCCTTCAGTTCGGAATATGTGTTTATCAATGCTGCAATTTGCACATCATGCCGTCTGTCACGTTCGGCAATCCATTGGTCGAATTTATTGCGTGTCACAAACATAATCCCTCCATTAAATCCACTCCGCCTGCTGCTGAATTTTCCACTTCAAGTCTTGTTCGTCCAACCAGAGATCGACATTACACCCCCTGCAATGCTTCCGGTACTCTTCGAGCTTCTTGCGACTCACAGTGTATGCCAACCTGACAGGTATCCCATATTGAAGCGCCACGCTTATCTGCCATGCAGTTGCGCGAGGCGGTCGCTTCATTTGGGTGGCTCCGCTGCGATCCCGCTAGCCATTCGCCTATTCAGCCGATGCAGCACGATCTTCGCGCAATAGCCGACGCTCAGTCCTGTTTTCAGCGAGACAACTGCCGCCTGCCGCGCAAGCTCCTGTGTTGCCATGCTCATTGCGCTGTCGAGATGCTTCTTATCCTTGGCTGCGATCATGAGTCCGGAGTCTTTTGGGATGGCGGCTAGTGTGCTCATTTAAAATCAAACGCCTCCACGCCGTTCCCGCATCCCGTAGAATACTTGCTGGCTATCACAACGGCCTTCCGCGCGTCGGCGCCCATTGCCAGCGCTCCCATCGCGAAATCTCTCCCGCTTCCCCATGCCATGAACGTATCCAGGACTTCGATGGCTACTGGCTGCTTCTCATAGAAGAAACACTTTCCGCTTTTAGCTACGATCAGCCGGCACCATTCGTCCTTGTCGTCTTGGAATTTCGGCCATGCTGATTTTATGGCACCATTGTGATACCATTCGGTGAGGAGGATTCCTTCTGCCAGTCCGCCAGTACAGGCGCACACGGTCATTCCGTCCACTCCATGCTTGACCCATATCTTCTGGGCCGTCGAGATCATGTCGGCGCACACGGAACGCCGGTCGGCTGCCAGTGTTTTACCGTCCCATACGACGACGCTCATGATTTCCCCGCAATCCCCAATATCACCTCAACGCACTGCCTTGTGCTTGGTGTGAGGATCATGTTCCCCTTGTTCTTCTCATACCACTCCTTCGCTTCCCACTTGCCCGTAATAGCCCGTCCCGCTCCCATCCAATCGGCTACCATTTCGAGTACGGCATTGTTCGGCATTGGTATCGGTTCGGTTGTTCCACGGTCCCACGTTATCAGCCAATATTGCCAGTGGTGTTTATTCCGCTTCTGGTGATCGTTCCATGCCCGCGTGAAAGCGCGTGACTCAACGTATTGGCTTGTCCCATCTGGAGCGTAGAATGCTCGTGCGTATGGCATCCATTCTGACGGCCTGAATTTGCTCAGGTCGTGAGTAATTGCCGCCCAGATAGGAGCGCCTATCTTTATACTGGCAACTAGCACGAACCATTTATGACGAAGAACATATTTTAAATAATTCCAATGGCGTTTCATCAACAATTCCCCCACTTCCCCGCCACCCACACAAACCCGCCCCAAACAGTGATGAACTCTTCCCGCTGGATCGGAGTTCCGCACCACCAGAAATTGCTAGTGGATTCCCATCGGTCGAGGGCGCGTTGTAAATCGGCATGGTCTCCCATCAACACATCATCCCTTCTCTCAAAACGTTCCCCTCCATCAGACAGCTAGGGCAACTCCTGGTCGGCACAATCACAGGCATAGACATCATGGCCTCAATGCTCTGCTCCCCGAGAAAAAATGCCACTCGCGCTAGATTCTCAGGCGTCTTGGGAATGAACCCCATCGACTCACAGTCCAGGCACTTCATGCCAATATGCGTCTTGAGTTGCTGCGTGCATGAGGGGCAAACCTCTTCTTCCCCGCCGAACATTTCACCGCAAAGATCGCATAGCATGATAGGCTCCTTATGGCTTATCGGATACCGTTACCGAAATCCCTGTCTTTTTTATTCCGACTGTCATGACAATTATGTGCCCTGCTGATGTCAGTTCAATGTGGAACATGGCAGACATGCCGTTTATTAAAATTCGATAACAGTATTGATACGCTTTTGGCATGGCAATATCAAACGTGTCGATTACGTTTTCACTTCGCTGATGCAGATTATTGGATAGGACGCGCATTGTTGGAGTAATGTGCTGTTCAACATATCGCTCTATAGATAGTTCGGTTTCTTTCTCAAATGGCATAGTCACACTGATATATTTACCATCACCCGTATGCTTTTGATCGTGGTGAAAGATTATGTCTTTGCCAATTTCGTCAAACAATACACCCATAGACTCACGGGCAATGTTTTGGAGTACCTCTACTGTTAAGTCTTTTTCCAGCTTTTTCGATACATGATGCGGACGATTATTATTGACAGTGCCAATTTCACGCTGTTTCTTCGCATCTGCGAATCCGCGCATCTGGCAGATAGCCCTTGTTTTGAACGGCTCAACATCTGGGATGTTACATGCAAGATGCAATATCGTTTCATCCAGGCTCAGCGGGCCGCCATCATCATATAGACTTGTCATGCCTCGATTGTACGCATGTTGGTACATCTCATGATGTTTGCTGTCAATGTTGAACATTTCGCATAGAAGGCCGTGCCAGCCTACTGTTTTAACAAACTGCCAAACTTCAGCATTGGATACTTTGCATATCATTATGCGTTCCCCACCCTCACCTTGGCAATCGCCTGCGCTGTCGTCTGCGCAAACTCCGCCATCTGCTTCTTCAGCGCGTCCAACTCGGCTCTCAGTTCATCCGTGCTCTGCCCTGTAGCTGCCGCGCCGGCACTGATTTTGGCTTCCTCAATCTCACCCTGAGCCTTCAGCGTTTCAACTGCCGTCCGCCTGTCAATCTCGTATTTCTTCATGTCGAGGTCGGCCTGACGATTCTTGAGTACAGCGTTAAGCTTTTCAACTTCCGTCATCAACTCCTGAATTTTCTGCTCAGCTGCCTGCATGGCCGGCATGGTCTGAGCTTGTAGCTGCTGAATGGTCTGCTCAACCGCTGTCTTGATCTTCTGCTGAATCTGCGCCTGCTCGTCGCCGGTGGCAGAATCTAGCAGCCCCTCGTATTTAATGTTGATTAGGGCCTTGATTCTATTCTCTGCCTCTTCGGCATACGCGAAATCCATCGATCTGAGTGCCAAATCACCAATGATCAACCCCAACTCGGGGTTGCGGTTTGACAGGTCGGATAGGTACGCGGTCGCTTCCAGGCTGCGCGTTTTGAACGACGGCCCGGTCGTGACCTCTGTGTCAAAATCCGCCTTCCGAACGTCGTTAACCCACTCCTCGATCACGTTTCCGTCGCCGTCTGAGGTAGGTTTCGGCTGATTGATAACAACCGGCTCCTTCGGTTTCCAGTCATCCCCGATGATGCGCAACATCATTTCGTAATCGTAGACTTTTGGTATCCCGCTGCGGATGATGCGCGTCTGGTGGTCTACGGCGGCCTCGATGTTGGCAAGAATCTCATAGTGTGGGTTGCTGTCCTGCTGCGCTTTCGCCATGATTGCGCGGCCGGACTCCTGGGGGCCTTGCTGTCCGAGCGTTGCCTCGTGGAATGAGGTGAGGTCTTTGACCAGATCGCTCCAAATATTGACCATCTGGAGAATCTGCGCGGTGTTCGCGTTGTTTTGTATCTCTGTCGGGCGCCCGCCAGGTACAGAGGCATCGTATTCGTACCACAACACTTTTTCGCCGACACGTTTTCGCCATCCCTCTGCGGCTGGGCTATTTGGTGGTATCATTTTAGGCGTCGCCATCACTTGCTGACCGGTAATGACCATCTGCGCGGCCTCCGAACTCCAGAGGTCCAGTAGCAGATTGGCGTCAAACCCTTCGTCAAAAACCCCGTGATACATTTTTCTGCCAGACTCGTCGTAGTCGTATTTCCCCTCGTATACTGCGATAGGGATGCGGTCGAACAGGACAGGCTCCGGCCCTTGCAGTATCTCGCGGCTGTTTATGATGTAGTGGCTGATCGTGTAGATCGTGACGTTTTTGCGCTCTTTGAGGACTTGGATCTTCACGCCTGCCCGTTTTGCATCAGCCGCAATGTTTTTGTGCTCCTTGCTGCCCTTCTCGACGGCTTTTGTGAGCTTCACCCCATTGAGCGCCAGAATCAGCACGGTGGCTTGCCGCGGCTCCACGTCGTAATAGCCCGCGATGCGGATTGTCTTGTCGCCCCACCATGCTTTCTCTGTGGCCAGCGCGTCCTTGAACCCTATCCGCTGCCCCTTTGGGAATTTCCGCTCATACTCGGCGCGGGGAAGATCCTCGATCACGAATCCCCACTTGCGGCCTCCGCGATCAGGGACATCGGCATTCCCGTGCGGGTCGAGGATCACGCTTTCCTGCGTGCGGAAACGCCTGACGTATATCTCCTGGTCTGTGGCTAGCGCATCGGGATAGGCATGATAGACTTCGTGATAGTCCGGGTAGCCTGCCGTGGCAACGGATTTGATCGTGTCCCTGTTGAGGTCTTGCACGCGGGAATTGGCCTCAATGCGCCTGAGAATCGATGTGCCAATACTGCCCAACTTCTTATCAGGCTTGCCACCGTCGAACCCGGTAATGCGGCCCTGGGGCATGGTCTGCATGGCCTTACCGACAAAATTGTTGCGGAATACACGACCGAAATTGTGCTCGATGCAGATTTGGCCTTCACCCTCCCGCAACTTCCGCATGTCTTCCGGCCAGTGTTTATTGTCCTCGTTGATGAATTTCCGCTTTTTTTTCATCTCCTCGATCTGAGGGCCGTAATACTCCACGCCCTCTGCATAGCGCTTCATGGCGAGGTCAATAAATGCCTGGTCGCGGGAGGTGACTTCCTCAGCGGGTGGGTCGGTTGGCGTTTCGCCAGATTCCTTTTTCAGTTCTTCTTCGGTTTGCACGGGGTCTCCTGTTGCGGACTGAATAAATACGATTTATCTTTTTCGTTCCATTCTATGGAATAAGTCCCGATTTTAGGATCGCGGATAATATGTTTTTTGTTTGTAATAGGCATTACAACCCCTCGGTGCTCGTAATAATTCAGCAAATACTGGTAGTGGCCCTGAGCGGCGAGGCCATTCATGATCATCATTCTTGCGACAATATCAGCGTGATTGCTTTCCATGGCCCTTTTTTCCTGAATACTGCCGCGCCCTATCAACCATTTTCTGCATTGCCTTCTCCGGGTCTGGATCGTTGCCGAACCACACATCGGCCACCATGCCTGTCAGTTCTCGTCCAGCGTTAAGCGCCTCGTTGATGTCGGGCAATGAGGATAGGTTGTTTCGCCAATCATTCATGCTTTAAATGAGCCCCCATGCCGGAACGCATCATTTTCTTTTTTGCACAAATTCACAAGCCTATCGTACTCGGGCTTGATTTTCGCCAATGCCTCATGCGGACAAATTCCCCGCTCATGTGTATTGCTGCCGCAGTATCCGCACGTCATGCCCTCATCTCCTCGCAAACAGCCCGGCGCCCGTGATGTGGGGAGGGGTGACGGGACCAGTCCCGCTACCTGCCTTGAGTTTATCGACGTACCCGACCGCAAATGTCCGAAACCCATCTGATCCGTGAGAGGTCCAATCATGCACGGGCCTGTTGTGCAGGATTTTCTTTTCCTCGTCATACTCGCTATGGTATCCATCCAGGGCGGCGATTCCACGAGCGCATTTTTCCTCATCGAACCAGCACGAGCCGAGAACATTACGCACTGCCGGGATATGCACGTTGATGATAATGTCCATGTTTTTGGCACGAGTCACAACCTGAACCGGCTTGACGCCGAGGGCTTCAGCCACTTCCTTGCGTGTTTTAGGTATCTCTCCGTTGGTCATTTCGCGCTGATCCGCATCGTGCGGCATGATGTGGCCGCCGTAAACGTAGGGCTTTCCCTTTAGGACCTTGGCGTAATGCTCCAGTCCATAGTTGGAGTTCTCGTAGTAGTCAATCATGTTGAACGATTTTCCGATAGGCTGAAAAAACCAGATTGTCATGGAGTCGTCAAGACCCAAGTCCCATGCGGTGAAAACCTCTTGCCCTGGCTGGTGAGGAACACGAGTTATGCGGCCTTCCTTGCGAGCGGCGGCCATTTGCTTGGCATAATACGCACCTTGTACCGCTGCCTCAAACGAGCAATAGAACTCTTGGTCTATCATTTCATCGCTCATGCCGGCCGCCCGTTCGGCCTCGACTATTGCCAGCGGAACAACAGGGGTTCCGTCCTCGCGCTTCGTGTCAGATACCGTCAACCGCTCGCAAAACCATTCCGGGTTTCGCTTTGCCATCTCGTAGAGCGTGTATCCGTGGTTTCGGCCACGAGGGGTATAGATAAACACGGCCCATCCGCCATTCTCTGCCAAAATAGGCCGCACGTAATCCCAGGCACGGGAGTCCTGAAGAGAATATTCAGAGAATACGCATCCTACTGGATTTGTCCCCATTATCGAATCATAGTTATCCGATCCAACAATCTGAACAATACTTCCGTTGCAAATTACAACCTTTAATTCCGTGTCATTTTTTTTAACTATTGATTGAGGTGGGAAGTGATCTAGGAACTTAAGGCCGGTCTGGGAATCTATGCCATCCCAAATGACCATTCGCCCCTGTCGATATGTGGGGAAAAAATAATAGTATACGCCTTTTTTCTTTAATGCTTCCGATACTACTTTGTTAAATGCACATTTATCTTTTCCTGCTCTTCGATGATGAACAAAAACGCCCCTCTTGAAGCGACCAGGGATAGCGCCCATAAGGTTTAATTGATACCCGCGAGGACTAAAGAGATGGGGTATGCGTATTTTTTCTTCTGCGACGCTCAATTTCTTTGATCCAGTTGCAGTTTGCGCATAGCACTTGATACCCCTTTGGGAAATTGTGCTGCCTTATCCACCGATAATAGTCTGCACCCGCTGCCGTGCGCTTTCCATGAGTTGCCCTTCGCTTATTCGCCCCGTCATCGTTGACATGATCAATTTGAAGCGCCCTTATATCGCTATACCCGCACCCACCACAACACATGGTCCCGTTGCTATAGTGAGAAATGACTTCTAATTTAAGCCGCTCTCTTTCCAGCCTATTCTGCTCAATGTCCCACTCTTTGTTCTTGATTCTCCAATCCCTAGAATACTGCCGAACCTTTTCGCGATTGTTATCGCGATACTTTCGCATATATTCTTTTGTTTCTTCATTTGTCATTTTTTTGAGTCACGCTCTTTGAATAGTCTATGATTTCATAGGACACATTGCCGGAGTGTTTGACTTCCTGCTTCTCTGCCGGGTAATAATCCAGGAGCTTTGATATCTCTTTCAGTGCTGCAACTTTGTCGTGTAGCCCGAACTCCATAGCGACATCAATGATTGTTTCGTCGCCTTCGCCAGTGTTGTCGGCGCGAAGTGACCTCTTTTCTTTGAGTTTGTTAATTGCGCGGGTTGACTTCGGATGATCCCGCAAAACATCTGAGAAAGGATGCACTTTAACCACGCTGCCTTCGAGGACTTCCGCGTAGTCTGCTATGTCGGAAAGCCCGATAATTGCCAACTCCTCAAGCACACGTTCTTTAGTCACTCCGATCTTCTCTTCGGCCTTTTGCTTCAACTCTTCCAAGCGGCGTCTAACCTTTACATCACTCAACAGCCGTGATACTTGAGTGTCGAGACCCCTACCGTTCTTTACGCCCGCAAATAGCGCGGCTTCACGGCCATTCATGCAGGAAAAAAACTTGACCGCAAACTTCTCTCTCTTTATGTCAGCCTTTGTCTGAGAACCCATAACTTAATCTTCCCACTTCTTTTTGTTTCCCTCGCGTCTCCCGCCCGTGGAGACTCCGCATATTTCCCTTTAAAATCGACTAAACAGCTTTTTGTGGGTTTTGGTTATTCTTCCCACTCAATCGTGATCGTTGCGCGTTCGGGAATAGCACAATCCCCCGTTTTCTGGCCGCGCTCCTCTTTCCACCTCAACATTCGTCCGCCATACGGAAACGGGATAACTTCCCTGTGCTTTGTACTCACAACCGCCCAATCCTTTGCCAGCAATGTTTCGTCCCCGCTGAATGCGGCCAGAACATGCACTAACAGCGCCCCTGTGCGCTTTGTAAACGACATGGAATGACAGCTCGGGCTCGCTATTAACTGCCCATCTTTTGCCGCTTCCCATGCCTCGATGATATTCATGCCGCGTTCCGCCTTCGATCGCTCGCATCAGCAATCGTCTGGTCCCGAAATGCCTTGTCGTGGAACAGTTTGTCAGTGAAGTCTTCCCTATGCGCCATGGATCCCCTCTTCCCTCAGCACGTCTGTAATCGCCCTCGGCGTCCGCCGCTCATGCCGCGCAAGCGCTTTTTCCAACCGGATGATTACGATCCTTGCGGATGCCAGCGGACCGAACGCGACCAGCACAATGCCCAGCGCGAGAGCAACGATAACCGCAGCCGCAATGTACGGGAGGTCGATCATGCAGCTCGGACCTCCTCGTGCAGACGATCCAGAGCCTTGATCAACTGATCATCCGGCACCGGCACGAACCGCATAACTGCGTTCGTTATTTTCTCTACCTGATCCTGGGTCATGGCGATTCTCAAAATCAACCCTCATTCGCACAAAAAAAGCGACCCCGGAGTTGTCCCGGAGGACTCGCAACGGAATCGCTATATCAGACTACATTAAACACTGTTTTCATCAATAAATCCAATGCTATGTTGCCTTTCTTGCTTGTTTTGATTTATTTTCATCTTTCGTGTTTTTTTGTGCGGATAGCCGCACAGGGGAGCCATGTTTTTTTTCATACGGCACCACATACAGCCGAGGTCGGCCGAATAGAGTGTAATGAAAAATCTCTGGGTCGTTGAGCCCGTCGCAGTATCGTTTGACTGCCGATTTTGAACCGTGGAGATACACACAGATTTCATCCCAACTGGTTTTTGTGCAATCACCCATAGACCACCCCCTTTTGACTTTTAATTGGCATCGGTCCCCCCGGTCACTCCACTACCCGCCACTCATATGTCGTCCACCGTTCCTCCGCAACAGTCTTTTCGCCCACTTCCGGGCCGAGTGTTGAGGACGTATAGACTTTGTGTCCAGGAACGACGTGGATAATCGTATCCCGTGCCAGGCTCAGGGATCTGGCCGTCATTCCGCATAAGATCGAAAATGCACTCATCAACCAGAGGGCACTTGATGGCTATGTCGATGCTACTGCCATGTGTAAAGCCTCCGGGAAAGAATTCGGACATTACTACGAAAACAAGACAACAAAGGCTTTTCTTGCCGAGCTTTCTACCGTCATCGGAATTCCGATAACGCAACCTGTCTATAGAATTCAAGGCGGTAGGGCCGAACTTCAAGGCACTTGGGTTCATCCTGATGTTGCAATCAACCTTGGGCAATGGTGTTCTCCTAAATTTGCGGTTGCGGTTTCCCAATGGGTTCGTGAATGGATAACTGGAAAGTCAAAAATCGCTATTTTTCTAAATGACGTACAGCGCAAAAAAGCAAAAAAAGAGAATGAGTATGGCGTATCAGCAACATTTTTGCCTGGCCACTTTAAGGCTTACACAGTTAAACTAAATCCGCTTGATGGAGTTTATTACTGTGACATCCGGCCCAACATGCTTACCGACTCTTTGCTTTCCCACCACAAATGAGATTCTAACAAGCAGGTCCAGACGGACGCGAACACCGCGCCGCTGACCTGCGCGTTAAACACTACCAGCGTTCCGAATCATCGAATCTGACAATGAGTTCGGAGGCTAATTTATAAAGCCATTCCATCATTGCCACATGCTGCTTCCAACTGTGTTTCCCGCAAAGATGAAGGTATCCGCCTTGCTGCTTTTTATCTCCCTCGCCTTCCTCTTCGCCAAACCATACATGACAACAGCCGTCCCACTTCATATATGCCGTGCAGTAAAGTTCCGTATCACAGGGCACATTTTCTTCGCCCCATGTAATTACTTCTTCAACCGTAACATTGATGTGCGTCTCGGATTTTTCTGTGATGGTAGCAATAAATCCGATGTATCCGTCAGGTCCGACGAAGTGTTTAACCAGGGGATCGACTCTCTCTGGCTTATTCTCGCTCGGCGCTGGTTTTGTTTGTTCTGTGCTCATCGGTTTCTCCTCGGGGGGCATCCCCGCGTTAGCTCTTAACGTCCTTCTTCTTTCGGCGCGTTTCGGCTGATTTCTGAGCCATATCCCGCGCCTGCTCCGGTGTCAAAATACGGCGGGATTTGCTCCCGCCTTTGCTCGCCAATTCTTTTGCCGCTTTTTTGAGGCTGATTATGCCTCCGCAATGTGGGCACCTCATTACTCGTCCTCGGCATCACGGGCAGTTTCGCGCTCAAAAATCAGGTCGCGTACCCGCTGCATAGACGATTCCGCGTCACCGTCCCAAAGCTCTGAGGACTCCTCTGCTGTAATAAGATCGTCCTCGATTGCATCCCGCTCCTCGCCAAGATACTCATAATAATCTGACCACCACTCGATAACTTGATCGGCGTCCTCGTGTCCCTCTACGTCTACCCGGCTCATCTCCCTGGAGCAATCGCCGTACATTGACGTTTCGCTGCCCGGTGCAAACTCCTGCTCCCACTCCATTACTTTTTCCGCGAAATCTTGCATCTTTTTTGTCTTATACTCGCTCATTGCCGCCTCCTCAAGATGCGGGCCTTTTGTGGTCCCGTCTTACTCTTGAGACAATATTAGCATAAGCGGTTATGCTTGTCAAGGGGTATTTGTAAAATAAATCTAAGTCAACACCGAGCTAACAAAACGATCCAGACGGGCGCTAAAATCGCGCCGCTGATCTGGACGTTAGCTCCTATAATCGTTCCATCTTACTGTTCTGAATACCTGCTTCGCGTTCACCCACCGGGCGAACCGGCGCTGATACTCGTTCCCCTTGTCCAGTGCCATAATGTACGGGTCGTATCCCATCGCGTCAATTACCATGACCCTGTGCATATCCTCTTCCGGGGTCGTGTGTCCGATCATCACGTACACCATGACCTTTGACACTTTCGCGGTTTTCAGGTGGCAGAGGCCGCGCAATACTTCCGCTTCATGCTCGGGGTAATCCCATGCGAAGTGAAGATACCCTTCGCGCTTCAACTTCTTCACGGCCTGCGCCTGCTCCTCGCCTACGAGCCGAGCATCAAAGCCGTGTTCGATCACCGTCAACTTTGCGTCGGCGATCTCCGCGAACGTATCGCGCCAGTTCGGATCGGCAAACGTGTTATTGTTCATCAGCATGATCTTACTGAACCTTGGTTCGTGGAAATCCCAAATCGAATAATGCGTTTCATCGTTCCGTTGCTTCGGGACAATGCAAAAATCACACGTTCGAGGGCAAGCCTTGTACGTGTAGCCCATCGAATAATCAATCTTCGGATACAACGTATAGTCCGGCCTCATCCGGTCCATCTCAGACGGCAATTTGCCCTCGGGATACTTCGGGCCTCCTACGAGATCCGCGACAGGATCAGGCGTACCCTGGAAGAGAACAGAGGCATACGTCAGGTCGGCGCTCGTCCCGGAGAACCACGGAAAATTCAGCGTCGTCTTGTCGCCCAACTTCCGATGATAGGCGCTGATTTTCATGGCCGCGAGGTTCGGCATTTTGCTATCGGGAGTATAGATATTTACGAGCATAGTTTGTAAACCTGGGCTAACCAACGTATCGACGGGTCGCAAGACCCGCGCCCGTCATCCGGGCGTTATCGTGTCACATAGTTTAGGATTTCCATTTTTAATTTTTTTATCTTTTTATTTGTTAATATATGCTCATTGTGTTCGTCGTTGCAGTCGGCCCATTCGAAAAAACAATATCGAGTTATCTTATTCTTATTTTTTATACACTCTTGCAATATCGGAATGCACTGTGGATAAATCTTATATCGTTTTTTTACCATTTCATATGAAATTGGTACATCTCGCTCGGCAATTTCGTTATTATCCCAACAAACATCATTTATATGATCAAGCTCGCTGCATTTTTCTTGCGCAGCCGCAGTCGAAATCAAAAAAGCGACGATAACAAAAGCGTCGAGCAAGCGCCTATATTCTTTTTTCTGTTTCATTCGGTCCTCCATTTCCGGCGTTGCTCACGCCTCCGTTATCTAATTAACTGCAAGCGTTCAATGAGTTTCGCGTGATTTTTTACGATACCCATAAACGGCTGAACGATGTAATGCGGCTCTTGACTGCACTTGTCAGCCGCCGCAAGTAATTCTATACACAACGATTTTAATTCTTCCGTTTCTTGATACTGATTCACAATTTTGGCGCACATTCTCATCTCCTCAACCCCTCCACGCGCTCGCAATGAGCATGGACCTCTTCAGGCGTGTATGGATTGTCTCCCAACCTGCCGATGATGTACGGGAGCACGTGGAGTATTCCCCTCAGAGTCTTTTCGTCGGCAGTCTCCATGCCGCCATGAGATACGGCGCGGGCAATGTTGTTTTGCGCCGCGAGGAGGTAGGTTGTCGCGGTGCTATTGGTTGGGTCGGCTTCTTTACACATGGGCTTTGCTCCCTTCGTGGTGGCTATTGTAATCGCCTTACTGCTTCCGTAAATGAAACTCCGTACACCTTACTTGCTACTCCGATGCTGTCGTCTTGGTATCCACATGACCAGCATTTCACATGGTTGTTTTTTATTCTCATCGACGGTCTCTTATCTACATGCTCACCGCTGATACAGGTTGCCACTCCTCGATTGCAATCAATCAGGTTTTCTATCGGGTAATCTTTCGCTCTGGCTATCATCTCATCAGTGATTTTAAATTTGCCCGGCATCGGTTTTATCTCTTGTGTCCATTCCCTGATTAATTTTCTCGCCCTCTTTTCACTGGAGGATTGCGCCCTCCTCCATGCTTCCGCTTGCCACTGCTCTTCTTCAATCGAGACGCTGTGATTACAATACATTGGGCTGATGCGCTTCAGCCGTCTGAGTATTATCTGTTTTACCATTCCGATTGTTCCTGTTCGCGTTTTTTATGTTCAGGTATTTTATCAGTCTCAACGTTTCCTCTGACGGATAAACTGCATTTGGCCGTTCACGTGGTACTGATCCGTAAAGCTCTTTGCATTTATACCATGCCCAGCCATCCTTGAATCCTTTGCTTTGTGCATACCCCCTGAGCTCCGCATATATTTTATTCCGATCCGCCACGGGGGTTTCGACAAGTTTACCTTTCTTCTTGCTCATTTTCACAAGCTCACCGTCTGCGGTTTCGACCGTGTTTTTTTGTTTCGGCAGCTCATGACCGCACCGTGGACACTTTATGTTTTTCCTCGACAACAGTGCTGAGCATTTCGGGCAAAGAACTGGAAGACTTTCACTCTTCTTTTTTTCTTCTTTGGCAATTTCCTTTTTGTCTCTTGGTTTCCCGTCGTCCAACACTAAAGGCAGGTCGTCAGTCGGGAATCCAAGGCGACGACATGTCCCAGAGTGGTCGAGAATAGTGGCCTTCGACTTTCCTTCTATCGGTCTCAAGATACGTCCAGCCATTTGAATATATCGAATCAGGCTCCTCGTGGGCCTAGCCAGTATCAGCACTTCACATGCCGGGAAATCCCAGCCTTCCTGAAGAATTCCGACGTTTGAAATTATTTTTGTTTTGCCACTCGTCACCCGCGATAGAATATTACTGCGCTCTTCGTCGTCGGTATAGCAGTCGATATGCTCGGCAGATACGCCTATAGCGTTGAATTGCTCAACGATGTGCTTTGAGTGAGCGATATTTGTAGCAAAGCACACAGTCGGTTTATTCTCTGCCAGCTTCGTCCAATGTACCACGATATCGCCAATCAGCTTTTCTTTATCAACCGCCTCACCCAGCTGCGTCTCGTTGTAGTCGCCTGCTACTATTTTCACTTTCGACAGGTCCGGCTCGCTCGGCGAGTAAATATCGCAATCAACGAGAAAGCCCTCGTCAATCAGTTCACGTATCGTTGCCGCTGATGTGATATCTTCCCAAAGTTTTCCCCAGGTGTGTTCTTTCGACATGCCTTTTGCAAACGGCGTAGCGGTCAGGCCAACAATAATCTTGCCCTTATAATGCTCCATGAGACGATGATACGCTTTTGATGAAGCCGTTCCGTGCGCCTCGTCAATCACCACGATATCGGCTTCAGGATATCCTCTTTTGTCTATGCTTTGAATGGAGCATACCTGAACCGGCTCATACGTCATCCTGGTATTTGATCCCTGAATTATTCCGTGGGATATCCCATCCCTTGAAATTCTGCGCGAGGTTTGATTGACAAGTTCAATTCGATTGCAGAGAAATATAATCCTCTTCGCCATCGCTATGGCTCGCCTGATAATCTCCAGCGCGATTAATGTTTTTCCCGAGCCAGTAGGTGAATACAGTACCGCTCTTTTTTTACCGGAATAGAAAATCTCCCCTAGGGATAAAATCGCTTTTGTCTGATATGGCCTTAATTGCATTGCTTGGAAACTCCCTGTTTTTCTGTATATGAATATATATTACTTATCTTTTATTCTTAAAGGCGTCCTTGTCTTTGTCCTTGTCCTTGTCTTTGTCCTTGTCCTTGTCTTTGTCTTTAAGAGTATCGTTGACCACAACTAGACGACTAATTGAGGACTCGTTGACCTCATTAAACCTAAGTCTTTGAATAATTGACAAATGCACCCTATTTGCAGGGTTTAAATGTTTGCCGTATTGGAATGCCAGGAAATCCAAAACGAACCATCTCCCGTTCTTCAGCACCTCTATTCGCGGTTTATCTGCGTTGAATTTCGATAGGGCATTATTGAGGTCAACTTGCACTCTAATTGTGGCCTCAAATATTCTTTTATTGGGCTTCCAAATTCCGGCATGGTCGCAGTCGTCAAGGATGAAAAACCAGAGAAACTTTTCCCCTGACGATAGATCGATAAACCAATCTTCTGTCCAGATTTCTGTTGCATGGAATCTCTTTGGCATGATGTCCTATCGAGCCTCAAAACAAAATAACCGATCCATCCAGGAGTTTCCGAACGCAGTTTGGGGACCGCGTTCCCGCAGCTTTCGCTTTTGGGCATCCTGAATGAATCGGTTATTTTGTTGAGATAGATTTTTCATAAGAGTCGGAAAACCCTCAAGCCTGCACAGTATATTCACTCGTATTACTCATGTCAATACAATTATCGCAAAAAAGCACAGAAAAACGCCCACACTCTCCCGTATGTGTTACGGCCTGTCGGAGTCGCAGGAGTGGTGTGAGCGCTGGCAATCTACAATGCAATATATTCCCTAACGGGATGTCCGTGCGTCTTCACGCTATGCGCTGGGACAAAACGGCCAGTTCGTGTAATCAACCCATGTTTGGCTGCTGCCCTCGGGATAGATCCCCACGCCTTGTGCGTCACAGGCGGACTCTGGCACACCTCCCTGAACTCCTCGAACCGAAACGCCCGCTTGCCGGCCGCTTTCCTAGCATCGCAGAATGCGCGAAGCTCACGCAGGACGGAGGCCGTCCATCCGGGCGCCGAGTCCTCGGCATGGTCCTGGGCGCGTGAAATTCCGATGTCGCGGAGTGCGGATCCTGATAGTTCAAACGCTATTTGGGTCATAAAATCTCCTTATTTACGACGACAATTGCAATGTATTCGCCCGCTCCGCAAACACAGGCCGGTTGATATTCTTTGAGTATGACTTCACACCCTCGAACGATTCAACAACCTGCTTCTCTTCAACCGGCATTTCCTCGTATGTCTTTCTCCCATAATCATGAGGCAACCACTGTTTCCCCATACAGGCCGCAAGGTTGAATCGGCGTAAAATATTTTCATCGTTGAACCGTAAATGTATTGTTCCTTTTTTGTACACTGTCGCCGTGAAATATGTACTTTTTATGCTCGATGATTGGTTGCGGCTGAACGCATCATCAATGGCCTTGTTTAGTGATAAATAGCTTTCCATGCCATCGAAATAATTCATAACGAGGTCAATATCCCTGAGTTGTTCCGACGCCTTGTAATCCAGTTTCCATCCGCTATATCCTACCCAGGGGTTCCCGTAGCTGGCGCGGACAGGGATGATTACTCGCTTTCCAACTTTGAACGCATTGTTCGTTTTCCATCCGTTGAACAGGTGTATGTTGTCGTTGTAGAGCCCGCCCGTGTAGGAATTTTCAATTGTGAACTTATCGAACACGTCAAGGACGGCCTCGGTCAATGTCTTCTCATGTCCGGCCATCAGGTTTAAAATGAACTGCCTGATATTTGCGGCCGTAAAATCCATATCGCACCGCTGATTAACTTGATGGTCGAATTCTTCACGCTTTTTTGAAGTAAGGCGTGAACTTACATCTTTGAGGTCAAGGGTCCGCATCCAAAAATCTTTGCGGATAACCTTGAGAAGGTGGTTCACCTGCACCTGCATTTTGCCCGTCATGTCTTCGGATCGCGAGCTATAGTTCTTGTCGGCCTCTTCGTTTATGCCGATATACTTTCCGATCTTGCGATAGTTGCGAAAATATCCGACGATGGTGTCTATGCCGATCTGCACCACCTGATTGTATTCGGCAACCAAATCTTCCACGGCGCGGCGGGTGGTAAGCTCGTTGTTTTCTTCAATTTCAGGGCTGATGTGGCTTGCCTTATCGTTGGCTCCGGCAAATAAATCGTTCTCAACAGCGCGTTCAATAACTATGGAGATCAGGGCGACCTCAACCCCGGTCTTTCTTTCAGCGTCAAGGAATGCGTTAGGGATGTATTCTATGTCGGCGTTCAGTTTTGCGAGCTTGCTTGCCAGTTCTTTCCTGGTGTTCGAGTACGGGTTTTTAAGCGTCTCGGCATTGAGCAGAAAAACAATCTGCCCCCTGTAGAGAATGTCGATTGCCTTCAAAAGGTGCTTGTCGCCGTCATCAAACGGCGGATTTGCTATGATAAGGTCGAACTTGTCGGCTCCCGCGAACGCAAGAAAGTCCGAGTCTATGACCTTTATTTTCTTCCCGCGCAATGTCGCCTGCAAATCATGGTCGATCTCAATTGCGGAGATATCTAATCTATGGTGGTCGTACTTATGGCGGTTATTGAAATATTCAATCAAATCACCTTTACCGGCTGAAGGCTCAAGGATCTTCACGGGATTTCCATTGATCTTCCAGATCATCTTATCGGCAAGCTTTTTGGGAGTTGGATAGAATGTTTTGTTGTTCAGAAGTGACATTATTTCCTCTCCACCGCCGCCGACACCAAATACCCGCACGGGTAGCACACTAGCTTGAACGCAACGGTTGTATGCTCCTCAATCGTCAAAGTCTTCCCGCACTTCCCGCAGCGGAACTTGATGTGAGTTTCGCGGTGAAGGTTGTTGGAAATCTTCATTTCAATGCGCTTTCTCGCCATTTCCATACAGGGAAGGAAAGTTCAATCCGATTCGCGTATCGTTCTTTTTGGATAATCCGGTCAGCGACCCGCAATGCAATTTCCTCAGATGATCTCGCCAATCCATGTTGCGGTAGGCCGCGCTTGGCGATACATGCCAGATCGCGAGCCATGAATGGTTTTTCTTGCATCCTGGCATAAATATCGTTAATCACGCTTGTTGCGATTTCCACTCCGTGAACTTTCATCCTATCTCCTTTACCACCCAAGCATCTCCGTCCTTGTGCGCCGTGAATATCCCGAATGGGAACATGCCCGCGGCTACGCTCATTTTCACCCTGGCGTCATCCTCCACCAGTGGAGTGATCTTCTGACCATCCTTTGTTTTGGTCTTCTTCCCAGCCTTCGTGTCGTGTAGCTCCAGCGTCCCATCGGCCAACTGGACGAGAAAATCCATGGTCAGCCGGCAATCATGTCCGAGTTTGACGGTTATCGCTTCAAACCAGTACCCCGCGATCTCACCGATTGCCTTCCTCGCCTCAAGGTGGGAAGCATAGGCGGACTCGGTCTTGTTCATTTCGCCCTTGACGTGAGCGTGACGGCCTCGTGCTTTGAGTTTCACGGGAGGTTGGGGCTTCGCCTCGCCTCCCCGGCATTTCGCGCAAGCGAGCTTGTTTCCGGCCCAATGGCAGCCTGTACATGAGGGGTTCATGCCGTTCTCCGTATTTCATCAAGAATCATCCCCTGAGTTACCGTATTCGCCGCCTCAAGCTCTGACCAACGAGCGATTATTGCCGGCCACTTGGTGTCCGGGTATGCCTCCGCGACCTCGCTCAGTCGGGACCTCCACTCCGGGAAAGCCTCAATCAGCCGCTTGCAGCGTCCGAAATCGTCGGCGTCGTGCGGTACGGCGCCATTGCTGAAAGCCCTTGCATCTCTAGTCCATCCGGTTTGTCCGAGAACTGCGAATATCGCCGCAGCACTCTTGCCTACATCAACCCCCAACCACCATCGGGTTTCGTCGTTATAACGGGACAAGCTGCTGATTATTACGGTTTCCCATGCCTTAATCTCATTGACCGTCCCGATCGCCATGATAACCATCGGGAATTTACCGGAAACATTGTAGTGGTGTACGATACCGGGGCTCACGACTGAATTTTTTGGGAATATCGGCTCGCACTCTGATAGGGCATCAGCGGGGATGCCTTGTGCCCCAGGTGCGCTGCATATCAGCCAGCCGTGAGGCCAGCGCTCGATTATGTATTGTGGACCTGTTTTCATACCAGCACCTCTTCCGCCTTCGCTTTATCTTCCAGCGCCTTTTTATACTGAGCCAATCGAGTCGTATAAATTTCCTCGAAGTCGATCTTGATATACTGCTTCCTGGCCTCGATTTTCAATGCTTCCAGCCGTCCGGGGTGCTTCGATTCAAGCCATTCGTGAAATAGCCGCTCGTTAAGATGTGCGCTGTTATTCGCGGAAACGTGGCAAGCGCAGCACAGGCATATCAGGTTATCCAGGTCAGCGCAGACATTTGAATATTTTGACGAGACAATATGCGCTCCGTGCATTTTGTAAAAAGGCGCTTTCCGTCCGCAGCGTTCGCACTCACCCTCAAGACGCACAATTTTTTTTGCGGTCTCAATCGCCTTTTCGCGCCAATCACGCTGAGGGGTGGGCCTTGTGGGTTTCGGACATGCCACCATTACGTCTTCTCCTGCATCCCTAAAATCTCTCTGCCCCTTTTGATCTTCTCAACGGTCATATCCACTGGCATCTTGTCGCGAACTGCTTTTATAAAATCGTTCCATACTGGATTAAAATCTCCCATGCTGCTTGCACCACTCTTGGAACTTGCCCGTTTCCAGTGGCTTTCTCGCGGTCCAATCTATCGGCCACCCCATAAGCCATTCGCGGAAGGTCGGGTTCAGCGGGCCAAGGCCGGAACCACCTTCCAAGGCTACTGAAGTTGCAAGGCTCGGGCTCACACTCTGTCCCGTCCGCTTCCCTCGCTCCAGCTTCGCAAAGTCCGGACCGCCCTCTTCCGCTCTCGGTGTCGGCCACATTTTGAAATGCTTGTTCGGCTTCCCCCGTACCGCTGCCAGAAGATCCCCACGGCCTCCCCGGTCCCCGTCCGTTGCTCTCGGTGTCGGAAATTTCTGCGCTCGTGACCATACCGCTCTCGGCAGGGTGTCCGTCCCGTCCCTGTGCGATCCGTCCGGGGTTACACCTTCCAGGGCCATTCCCGGCATGTCCTTCCAATCCCGCGAAAGTGGTGTCGGCCATTCACGCCCCCACTCCCTGCAACTGCATTGATACCTGGGCTCTAACTCCGGCCCGGAAATCTTCAGCACAGTCGATCAGGTGCCGCAACCTCTCAACACATTGCGGGTCAAGCAGTTGTTTAGGATCGCCCGTCTCTGCGTAGAAGTCCTCGGCCTTGTTTGGAGTGTTCAGGTTCAGCGGAGCATTCGACTTCATCAGCTTTTTGAATCCACTGATCGTAGCGCCCATCACCTGTTTTTCTCCGCCGTAATTCAGGCTCACACTGCGCACCATGACCCGGTCCTTGTCATCGTCGCTCAACTCGCACATCTCAACCATGTCCTGTGCGAGGGCCTGCAATGCTTCGTGAAACTCCGGAGCGGGCTTATCGTTGCTTTTCAGCATGAAATGGTCGAAGTCGCTCCCGTTCGGCACTTCCCATTCCAAGTAAACCTTGTCTTTCCCGTCTTCACACATTGCTTTGATTTTAAGAAATCTCATAGTCCCCCTCTTACAACCCCGCAAAAAAATAATCCCCGCCGGCCGCGTCAAGCACTTCCTTCCTCAACCGTGCTATTCTCATCGTCTCCCGCATGATGCAGTCGTTTGAGAAAAACTCCTTTGACGGGTTCTTGCTTCTGTCAACAATTTTCCCGCAGCCGCACTTGCACGGCCCGTCTTCACGCTTGTTGCGCGTGAACTTGGGGTTCATAACCCCACCTGCTCAAGCGTCTCCATAAGTTCTTTGTACGCGCCGTTCAGCAGGCCGTGCATTTCCATGCGCTGCTCATCGGTCTTCGCGTCCCGCATCAATTCTGCCGCAATTCCAATACTGCCGAGCTTGTTCCTGAGCGTGTGGCTCAATACGCGCTTCATGGCAGGGCAGAGTTCTGCTAGGGTTTGCAGCGTTGCTACGTCTCTCTCATGTTCGCTCATTTACCAGCCCTCCGGTACACGAACCGCCTGCCGTCCTTGTTGGTCAATATGGACCGTGTAAGCAACCCCTTCCGGTGAATATCCAGAAGAAGCTGAGAAGCGCTCAACTCCGACATTTCACAGCGGGCTGCTATTTGCTTGGAACTCATCGGCCATTCCGCGGAGGTCCAGCCATAGACTCTCCGTTGCTGCTCGGAGAGGCCGCTTACGAGCATGGCGTCAATGGCCGGGGAAAATTCCGGGTTGGTTGCTTTCATTTTCATGAGGTTCGATGATGTGATGCTCATGTTATCCCTGCAACCCCTTTGGCTGTTCGTCTTTCTCAATCGTTTTTTTGAACATATACCCGCCCGCAGTGTGGAAAATTACGATCCCTTCGGGTCTCATAAATCCAGGCGCTGCCTTACTGCCGTCTCGCTTTAAAATGTGAAGCGCATTCATGGCATCAGTGGAATCAAACACGCCACGATGAAGCACCGGTACAACTGAGCAGCAAGCTGGGCGCACAGAATCATCAGACCATCTATGCACATTGAAAAGAGAAAACCGCTTTTCTCCCTTCACGAGACCATACCCGCGCTGTATCCCGCTGCCCCACCATTCACCAAAGTGAGTTCCTGGTCCGAGCCTCATCAGTTCGTCTTTGTGCGTCAAAGCCCAAAGCAAAAACCCGTCGTTATCGCCCGTCTCAGCATTCAACCATCGCGTCCGGCTACCAACATGAAACCCGCCGTCTTCACCGATGCAGATAACTCCATTCGTCCCGTCTATTTTTTCAGTGATTACCACTTCGCGGGAAAGTCTTGCAATCTTCGGAAACGCTACAAACTCCATACACACCTCCTGAAAGTACATTAATTATTAGAGCTACCGCGCCACCATCCCCACCTCGTCGTACTCCACCCCAAGCGCCGCCGCCACTTCCGGCTTCAGCACAAGAATGTTGTCCCGGCGATCTTCGAGGAGGTGACGGACCTGCTTTACCTCGGCGTTCAGCGCGTGGGACTGGTAGGAATGGTGCACGTACATTCCGGCGGCGATGCCGATTGCGGCGCCCGCGACGGCTCCTAGCAGGTATTGTTTAAGCTCTTCCATGAGGGTCATGCGCTCGACTTTCTTTTGGTATGCAAGGTACTTATTCATCGCGCCTCCTGCTTGCAAAAGTCCGCGCCGACAGAGCACGGCTGCACCATTGAGCACCCGCTCGCTTTAACGGTCATCATGCAGTGCCCATGCTTATAGTGCAGGCACTTGGGATCGGTTGGGCGCGTAAGGCCTTCCGGCTTCTTTTTCATTTAAAGGCCCCCCGCCCAGACGACATTATTGAACACCCACTGAAGCCCCTTCAGCGCGAGTGACCAGGCTCCGTATGCGAGAAGCGGAGTCGCCACCATGACAGTCAAGCATCCCCAATTGAAGTTTTTCAATTCCCCTCCTGCTTGATATCTTCAACACTGATAGTCCGCGACGACCACGCATAAGCCAATGTCTTCATCTGCGTCTTCGTGTGCTCCCATCCCTCGCTGATCGTGCATCCGTCCTGCTTGTACGGGCAGGTTGGGAGGCAAGTTGTGTGCGGGCAGGAGGTTGTCATTTAGTCGTCCCCCAAACCGGAAGCGCTGTACATTCCCTTGCGAAAGCGTGAGGAGTGGATATTCCGCTCAATGACTTCTATTATTTCTTGCTTGCAATGCTTCTTTTGTTCAGGGGTGAGGTTGTCGTAAAGGGCTTTAAGTGCATCGGGTACTTTAACGCTGATTGTCGGGCCTGTCTTTTCAGAGTCTGTCATAAGTTTCCCCTAGACCAATAAGTTTCTAAAGTAAACCGTTGTGTCAATAAAAAGAGCCATACCGTACAGTATGGCTTGAACCGTTGGGAATTAGGCGCTTTTCCTATTCCTTGCGAATATATCCGGCCTCATGATTTCCACCGGTATCCCGCAAAGAGTTTCAATTACAATGGCGCGTGCAGGGGAGACCTGCTTTGTGCAGTTCTTGTAGTGAGATACCAGCGACAAGCTCCAGTGGGTAAGGAGCTTCTTCATTGCCTTTTCATCAATGGCCGCCTTAATGGCTTCCCGTTGCTGTCGTGTGAAATACCGTTGCGTTTGTTTCATGAGTTGATATTATCAAAACTTGACAGAGTTTGTCAAGAAAAATAAACGTTGGCACCTCAAAAATAGTAAATAAAAAAAAGATTGCAGATTGAAAAGAAAAGCCTTGACTTTATCAGTCAACTACTTTATTATTTGTTCGTAAGCTACAAACGCAGCGAGTAGGCAGGAAAGAAAAACGTCCTTTTTGGCTACCATCAGACGGCTTATCCTGTAAACCTGCGAGGAATGATTGAAACGAATAGTAGCAAGTCGTACACCATCCTGAACAAGAAAGGAGACATGGAGAGTTATTTGGAGAGTTTAATTTCGGGAACCCCGGCGGTCTTGCAGGGCCGCTGGGGGATTAAAGCATCGACGGTTCGCTTCCGTACCGGCTGATTTGATCGCAGACTACCGCAAACGGGTTTAGGGTAGTCATTGAAATGGAGGGCTTAGATTAATGTCAGAAGAAAAGTTTTGGGTAGTTTGGGATTCATGCTACGCGCCTTCAAAAAAACACCTTAACTGCGAAGACGCGAAAACGGAAGCGCGAAGGCTTGCCCGGAAGCATCCCGACAAGGCGTTTGCCGTCCTGGAAGCGGTGTTCGTTGTAAGGGCGATGGAGACCCCGCTTGAAGAGCATGAGCTAGGAAGCGAATGGAAATCAGCACAATCAGGCGACAGGGTTTTGAAACCCAACAGCAGCAAAAACGGGGGAATGGAGAATGCGAAATGACGATTCCCGCAACAGTCAGAGACCTCATTGACGGCATTAAGCCCGGTGACACCCTTGTCGTCCTCGATCGCGAAGAAGCAGACGGTCAAGGCCGGCATGAATTCACCGCATACTGGAAAGACGCGGACAGACTTCGAGGGCAGTGCTTCCGTGCGGACTTGCAGGGATTTCTGGCTCGGCATGAGAAAGCAACTGTGGTGACGCAAGAAGCGCTGAAGGCAGCGTATGAGGCACGGAGAGGGGTGGCGGCATGAAACAGATACGGCTTATTCGTTTAGAACTTCGGGATTTTCAGGGAGGATCGTTTTCGTTGGATGCGGACGGTGAGGACGTGAACGTGTCGGGCGATAACGGAACCGGCAAAACGCGCCTCGCCTCGGCATTCTCATGGCTCCTGTTCGGGAAAGACAGCCTTGGCCGCGTTGATTTCGAGCTTAAAAATCTGGACGCCCAGGGCGAGGCCGAACACGGTCTTGAACATTCCGTCGAGGGTACGCTTTCCGTGGACGGCGAAACCGTCACTCTCAGGCGCGTCTATTCAGAATCGTGGACCAAAAAGCGCGGGTCTGCAACATCGACATTCTCCGGTCATTCAACTCAGTATTATGTTGACGGCGTACCGAAGCAGGAAAAGGATTATAAATCGTACATTGCGGATCTCGCCGGCGACGAGTCGATATTTCGACTCCTGACAAGCCCCACGGTGGCACCTGCCCTTCACTGGCAGAAGCTCCGCGCCCTGCTTCTGGACGTATGCGGCGACATGACGGACGCCGATGTTATTGCCTCTGACGCGCAGCTTGCCCCGCTTGCAGCCATTCTCGGCAAGAAATCAATCGACGATCACCGTAAGGTTGTGACCGCCCGGAAATCCGAAATCAACAGGGAATTGACAGCCCTGCCGGTCAGGATCGACGAGCAGCGCCGGTCCCTACCGAACGTGACGGTACTCGACCGCGGGAAGATCACCGCAGAGATTGCCAGTCTCGAAACGTCCATCAATGCCTCAAAGCTCAAGCTCCAAGGAGTCGATACGGGCGGTGCCATTGCGGACCTGTCTAAGAGGTTGGCCGGGGTCAATGCCGACATTCAGAAGTTGGAAAGCGGCCATTACACCGAAACGATGAAGACGGTCAACGGTTTAAATCAACAGGCTACCGAGGCCGCCGATCTGTTACGGTCTAACCGCAACCGGCTATTGTCCATTGATGGCGATACAAAAAGCCAGTTGGCGGCGATATTGTCCATCGACAAAGAGTTGTCGTCTTTGCGCGATAAATGGACTGCCGTTGATGCCGAGACGTTTCAGGACACCACCGTAGACACATGCGCGGCCTGCGGGCAGTCTTTGCCCGTGAACCGCGTCCAGGAAGCCAGAGAGAAAGCATTGGCGGCATTCAATCTTGACAAGGCTGAACGTCTTGGCCTTATCGAACGCCGGGGCCATGATCTTGCAGAAGACAAAGAGCGTCGGCAGGGTATGGTTGACGCCTTGGGTAAAGAGCGTGAAATCGTTGGGTCGGGATTGCCGGAGATTGCGGATAAGGTCCAGACGGTCACGGCAGAGCGCGACCTTGCTCGCAAACAGTCCGCAGACTACACGACGATCCCCGGACGCTCCGAACTTCATCTTGAGGCCGCAAGCATTCAGCGGCAGATCGAAGTTGAACGCGCCGGGCACTCTCAGGACGCCGGAAAGATACGCGAAGAAATCAGCACCTTGAGCGCTGTTCTCTTGAATGCAAAGGCCGACGCCGACAAATTCACCCGCCGCGAACAGGGCGAAAAGCGCATCGAGGAATTAAAGGAGTCGGAAAAGAAGTTGGCCGCCGAGTTCGAGAAGTTGGAAGGCGAGCTTTACCTTTGCGACCAGTTTATCAAGACAAAGGTTTCTCTCCTGAATGACCGCATCAATGGCCGGTTCGAGATTGTGCGTTTCAGGCTGTTCACGCAAAACATAAACGGCGGAATTGAACCCTCATGCGAGATCACCGTCAACGGGATACCGTACAACGGTGGGCTTAACTCGGCGGCACGGACCAATGCAGGGCTTGATATTTGCCGCACCTTGTCGGAGCATTACGGGATACTGGCCCCTACATGGGTCGATAACGCCGAAAGCGTGAGCCACCTTGTGGACATGAAGGCACAGGTGATCCGGCTTGTAGTGAGCGAACCCGATAAAGCCCTGCGCGTGGAAATGGCGCGGCAGGCGGTAGCGGCATAGTAATCTATCAATAACCCATAAAAGGAGGCTTCACATGGCACCCAACACAGCAACAGCAGAAAAGGACAAGGCATTGACGCCGACAAAGAATGCAGCGGCACCGGCGGCGGGAACGGGAACGACGCTGGCAATTCAGGCCAAGAGCATCGTCGATATTGTCGAGGCCCGCGTCCAGCAGTTCATCAAAAACGGTCAACTCGATATGCCGAAAGACTACAGCGTGGACAACGCCATGAAATCGGCGTGGCTCGTGCTCCAGAACGTCGAGGACCGTGACCACAACAAGGCGCTGGCAGTCTGCACCCGTGACAGCGTGGCGAACGCACTGCTTGACATGGTGGTCCAAGGCTTGAACCCCGGCAAAAAGCAGGGATATTTTATCGTCTACGGAAAGCAGTTGACCTTTCAGCGGTCCTATTTCGGGGCAATGGCCGTCGCGCAGATGGTCAATCCGAAGATCGGCGAGTTCGCCTTTGCCGTGGTCTACGAGGGCGACAAGTTCAAGTATGGTATACAGAACGGCAAAAAGATCGTAACGCTCCACGAACAGGACATTGACAGCGTGGACAAGACGAAGATAAAGGCCGCTTACTGCATCGCCCTGGACAAGGCGGGCGAGCCGATGAAGACCGAGATCATGACCTTTGACGAAATTAAGACTGCGTGGAAGCAGTCGAAGATGAGCCCGATCGACGAGAAGGGAAACGTCAAGGAATCCAGCACACACGGGAAGTTCACTGCGGACATGGCGCTCAAGACCGTGATCAATAAGTGCTGCAAGGTGATCATCAACGCATCGTCCGACAATACCCTGCTCCTGGAGCGCATCAACCGCAACGAAGACTTGTCCGACTCCGCTGCCGTCGCCGTGGATATTCAGGATCACGCCAATACCGGAGATGTCGTGCAGATCGAAGGCGGGACGGTGGACGCCGGGACCGGAGAGGTACGCGAGGAACTGGAGCCGGAAGATCAGGCGCAACCGGAGAAAGAAGACGCGCCCGTCTGCGTGTGCGACGACATGACCAAACAGGGCGTGAAGGAATGGTCGTGCCCTGTACACGGGACGTACAAAAACGGAAGGTTCTCGGCCCCACAGTTACCGCTCGGCGGCACTGACAAGGCTGGCAAGAAGAAAGGCCCCGGCTTCTAATGATGCACTTCAAGCCCATAGCGAGCTCGTCCAAGGGAAACGCTTACATCGTCGAGGCTGACGGGGTAGCGCCCCTGCTTCTTGAGGCCGGGATACCGATCCGCTCGTTGCGGGAAAAGATCGGCTTCAACATGACGGGACTCGCCGGGTGCCTTGTGAGTCACGAGCATGGCGATCATAGCAAGGCCATCAAAGACCTGCTCAGGGCAGGCGTGGATTGCTTTATGTCATGGGGCACGGCTGAAGCGCTCGGCGTAATGGGCCATCATCGAGTCTATACCATCGGCGATCACACGGTATTTGAGCCTGTGAAGATATCCACGTGGACGGTCAAGCCGTTTTTGCTTGAACATGATGCGACCAGCCCTACAGGATTTTTCATCGCTCACGGAGACGAACGGCTGTTATTCATTCCAGACACAGCCTACGTCAAACAACGCTTTGAAGGCGTTACAATCATCGCCATAGAGTGCAATCACATAGGCGACATCCTGAGCAATAACATCATCGAAGGGCACATACCCGCCGTGGTGGGGAAGAGGGTCCGGCGAAATCATATGAGCCTCGAACAGGTAGTAGCAATGCTGAAAGCCAACGACCTTTCACGCTGCCGGCGCATATACCTCTTGCACCTTAGCGACGGCAATTCCGACGAGCGCCGGATGGTGCGCGAGGTCCAAGAAGCCACCGGCATCCCCACGGAAGCCGCACAATAAAAAGGAGCCCCAATGCCAGACAAAAAACCTATTCAGATTTCAGGAAAAAACCTCGCAGCACTCGCCATGCCAGACGCTTGCCCGCGCTGCTTCTGGATCAAGAACACCGTAAAGAATTTGCCGTTTCAGATATTCCCCGGCATTTTCGCATCGATCGACAGCTACACAAAAACCGTGGTCCACTCCGCGTTCGATCATGTCGGTAAGGCCCCTGCATGGCTCCCGGAATTATCCGAGGCTGTCAGGTATCTCAAGGTTCCGCACTGGTCGAAGTCCAAGCGCATAGACCCAGAGACCGGGATTATCGTTACCGCTGTTCCTGACGAACTCTTGGAATGCGCTGATGGATCTCTGATTATTCCGGACTACAAGACCGCACGATACACCGATGGGCAAGACAAACTGTTACCCCTCTACCGGGCACAGCTTAACGCTTACCGCTGGGTATGGCAGGGGCTCGGTGCCACCGTTAAATCGTTGCCGCTGATCTACTGCGAACCGATGACCGATGCTCCGGTATTTGCCGTCGCCGGCTTCGATCTGCGTTTCATCCCGAAGACAGTCCTGATTGACATTGACGACAATGTGGTGCCTGAACTTCTGCGGCAAGCGCACAGGATATTGACTTCCGGCATACCTGAGAAAAGCAATGAGTGCGGTGATTGCGAGAAGCTGAGTGCGCTTGTTGAGAAAGTCAGGTGACGACCGAACACTTCCACGCCCGCACCGCCGCCGAGATCGACCAGTGCGCCAATTTTCTGAAGCTGGCGATCCCTGCCCAAGGGTGGAGAATAACGTACACTCCGTGGAGGGAAAAGCGGTCGCTCAGTCAGAATTCGTTTATGCACGTAATATACCGGGACATCAGCAACTACCTAATCAGCAAAGGCCGTTCAGAGTGGACGCCTGGAAAAGTCAAATTGATGCTTAAGAACAAGTACCTTGGCTGGACGGAAGTTGAGTTCACCGATGTTGTGACCGGGCAAGTAACCACCAGAGAAGTGCTGAAATCATCGTCAGCATTGGATGTAGGGGCGGCAAACCACTTCATAACTGAGATCATAGAATGGGCGGCCAGCATCGGCATTGAGATCAAAGTACCCGCTGAGTGCGAGTACCGGGATGTGTTGAATACGCAGAATAGGTAACGTGCGCATGACGCGCCGCAAGGCGTGTCGCTGTCGATGCGCTGGTTAAAATCCAGCGCAAGAAAGGACACATGAGAAACGATTCTCTTTATAAATTTATGGCAGAAGAAATTCAACAAGCCAAAACGGAGAAACAAGCCGAAGTCATCGCCGGGAACATTGTCAAAGAGGCACTTTGGCAGGGAGAGCTTACAGCATACCGAAAGCTCTTGTCACATGTTCATGCCGAAAGCGGAACGAATGACTTTCTTCCCTTGTTCGGAAAATTTTAACAATGAGTTGTTCGGTGCGGTAGCATCCGAACGAACGACTCGTTAGGCCATTTCACAGGGAGGGAATAAGCAATGTATAAACCGTACAAGCCAGAAGAAAAGATTGTTGACCGTGCTGTCGAGCTTTGGAAACGAATGCTGAAAAATCCGAAATTCGACAATGGAGATTCAAGCGTTAACGGGTTTTTCGCTTCTTCGATGGCTAAGATGATCCCGAACAATGCCACGGATGAAGTTCTTCAGGCATTCGGGGACAACCTGAAAGCCGCGCTGATGAACCCAGACCCGGAATATAAACAAGAATTTTTCCACTCTTCGTTGGGCGTCGATTACGGACCCGACAAGGTTCTTCACGAAGCCGCTGAAAAGGCCGGTCTAAAAATGGAGTTCCCCTGGAAAACTACCATGTCCCTTTGGACTGAGTACGTTTCGGTTTCGGCGGGGTACGGAGCCGATCGCGTTTATCATTACCCGTTGGCCGATGGGCGGTGGCTGATGACGACGCTTTGCGGTTCTGATATTTCAAAGATCATAGCATATTGTGAAGGCAAAGAACTGGCGTTCGAGATCGAGGGTCAAAAGGTCTAACACCAATTTGACGCGCAAGCGTCAGCGCAGCCGCAGTCGAAATTTTGGTTATGCGTGCTTTCAATCTTAACTTCATAGGAGCAGACAAATGAAAACAATAGTTGTCAGATGGGTAAAAGAAGAAACATTCGGTTACGATAAAGCCATGCGAGTTGAATTTTCTTGCCATGAACGGTTTGTAGTTGGCAGTCGCTTTGACTTTGGATTTTTCAGCATAGCCACAGACGAGGGATACACAATTGTTTCATTACCGATGGAAAAGGATTTAGACGCATAACGCGGAGGTAACGATGCGGAGCGAAGCGGAGCAATCAGTTGACCGACTGGTTGTGTGCGATGTATGCAAACAGGAAATACAGGAAAGCGCCATGACCGATGTTGATGATCTTGAGCCGAACGGCGATCATAAGACGTTGCTCGTTTGTCCGATGTGCATTGATGCCATGCAGCCGGTACATGAAAGCATGATGCAAGTAACGCGAGAAATGGCATGTGACGCAGGGGACCGGAGCATGGAAGGTTCGTGGATTAAGTGGTAGTACACAACACGAACATGACCCGCTTTTGACGGGTCGATGTTCTGGTTGGACGCGGGTTTTGTCCAGCCAGAACGGAAAGGAATTAATTATGGATAAGCGGCAGCAATACGGATACATCAAAAATCAAATATGCCTTTTCTGCGGAAACATCGAGGACATAGAACCGGACGTGGAGCGCCCGTCATGCGGCGTTTGTGAAGTTGTGGGCAGCGAGGTTGAAACATACGGGCATTGCTCGGAGTGGACGGAAATTAGATAGCGTCCAACGTCCGGGTCAGTCGCGCGTCTTGCGCGACGATCTGGACACGGTGGTTAGTCTCGGGGTTAATTCTATGAACGACAAAAAAAGAGCCGCACTCGATACGCTGATTGATAAAGTAAAACACGCCTATGAGCTTTTGGAGAACATGGACCACGACACGCTTGCCATGTTGATATTAGATTCTCCTTCCATTCGAGAATACTACGCTACTAAGAAGAAAGCAATGTCGGTTTGTATTTACTGCGGTATGGCAATAGAGCACCCGGAAGACCCAGAAAAAATCGCAGAGATTCATCATGCCCTTGTAAAGCATGATGCGCGTTGTCCTCAGAATCCGTTTGTTTTTGCGTTGAAACAGGTTAGACAAATTGCCAAAGACGGACGGGACTGGAACCCCGGACATTTCTGTGAATCTCGGAGCAAGATGCAGTCAATCGTTGACCGGTGCGACAATGTTTTAAGAGACTAACGCCTGAGTTGTGGGGCGGGCCGCTTGCGGCACGTCCCGCACGAACGACGGGTTATACGGCTGGCGGTTACTACGGAGAACAGGATGCACAACTTGCAAAAAAATATGAGCAACGCCACTTTGCCGCCAGTGCTTGACGCCTGCTGCGGTAGCCGGATGTTTTGGTTTGACCGCAAGGACGACCGGGCGACGTTCGTGGACAAGCGCCGGGAGCGGCACACGCTGCCCGACATTTCCAGCAAGGGCGGAAGCCGCGAACTGGTAATTGACCCTGACCACTTGGCAGACTTCACCGACCTGCCTTTCCCGTCCGACACGTTTGCGCTGGTGGTTTTCGATCCACCGCACTTCGAGCGCAACGGCGCGACCGGATGGGTGGGGTTGAAGTACGGCACGCTGAAAGGCGATTGGCAGTCGATGCTGCGCGAGGGATTTGCCGAATGCTTCCGCGTGCTGCGGCCTGAAGGGGTTTTGATTTTCAAGTGGTGCGAGGACGAGATACCCGTTTCGCGGATTCTTGCACTGACACCGGAGCGCCCGCTTTTTGGCCACCGCAGCGGCAAGCAGCAGAAGACGCATTGGGTGACGTTTATGAAGCCGTATAACGCGGGGATGACCCGCACAGGAGAACCAATGAGCGACGAAAAAACCATGAACGAAACAAATGAGAATAAACCAGCCGGAGTCGATCCCCTGGTTATGACAATCGCGGATATAAGAGAATCTCTTGGAGTAGGACACAAGCCGATGCTTTCCGAACTGCCGGGCATTTGCAATGAATTTCGATTACTACTTTCAGAGGCTCGGTCATTTTGCCTTCGCATGGATTGCGACGGAGATCCACTGAATGACGATCTGGCGAGACGCATACAAATAGCTTTACGGATAACGCGAGGATGAGACGCGGCTTTCCGCGTCGTTCTCGATCCTCTGGTTAAAATCCAGAGGGAAAGGAAAGGCATGAACGAGCAGGAGAAAAAAGAAGTCGAAGAGAGCATAACTTTATCAGAAGAAATTGTCCGTGCAGCTTGTATTAAGGTGCTCACAGATAAGCATTTTGAACTTGCGAAACGAAGCTATCCGCCGCCAAAAATCCTTTTGGATTTGGCACAGGAGATGAGGGAACTTAAATTTTAACGCCCGGATGACGGGCGCGGGTCTTGCGACCCGTCGATACGTTGGTTGGACTCAGAGGTGATCGAATGGCATGGACATATTTGAAATTCAATAAAGCCGGGAACATCTTGAAACGCTCCCCGAAATTGCCGGGCGAGAGACACGCATACCTCGGGTTTGATCTTCTTCGGATGATGACCGTGATCGGGTATACCGAGCGGGGCGGGTTCAGTTCGTTCCTCGGACCGAACGTAAACGACGATTGCAATATTGTCGCCTGGGCTCCGCTGTCTGAAAAAGAGAGCGCCGACATTGATGTGATCCAGAAAAATTGTCCCTTTTATCCATGGGACGATGGAGATACATGCGACGCATCGGAAATACCGCTGTTGATTCGATGAGTCCAACCAGGCATTAGATCGTCTTTAAAAGGTATCGAGTATGCTAAACAATCGTAAAACACGCGAAGAGATTAGGGAATTTAACTCCCGACGCGCTAGCCATGCAGCAAATGTTAGGTGGCAACGGGAACACGAAAACAGTCCGTGCCCAATCTATGGCGATCCGAGACCTGACGAAATGTATGAGTTTGTCATGCGAAATAAAATGTCAGGCAAAGAGCATACATTCTGTTTCATCCGGGGCCGCGCAATGATTCGTTCAGGATTGATATGGACGGAGAGCCGTGGAAAGTTGGCGGATTCACGCTGATATTTAGGGAGCTTCAAAGAAGTCTAGTCAAGACCAAGCCGGGGAGGTCATGGTGAGACAAAAAAAATTAAAGACACGCAAAGGAAACGAACTCTCCACTGAACATTTAAAGGCGAGAATTTTGAATTCTGTCAATATAGATACTTCGTCTGGGTGTTGGCTGTGGACAAGAACTTGTAATAACAAGGGATACGGAACCATGACAGTAAACAAAAAGACTGTCCTTTCGCATCGCATCAGCTTTGAGGTATTTAATAGAAGATTGCTTGATCGAACACTAGTATTGCATCGTTGCGACAATCCGCCTTGCTGTAATCCAAATCATTTATTTTCAGGGACTCATCAAGATAACGTGCTTGATGCAATCAAAAAGGGGCGATTGTTTAGACTTCCACCCATAAGCTTTACAGGCTCATCAAATCCAATGTCTAAGCTTATTGAAAAAGATGTGAAGGAAATAAGAACAAGACTTTCCAGTGGAGAGTTTCAAGAAAGTATAGCCAAAGACTATGGTGTATCTAAATCATTGATTTCTGCAATTGCAACCGGCAGGCTATGGAGTATTTAAACCAAAGCGGGAGAATATTTTGATGACTGAATCGGATGTTTGTATCTGGAAAGCCCCAGACGGAATCTGCGGACCAGACTTATCAATCCCCGGCGAGCAGGTGCCGTGCAAAACGGAAGGATGCCGTCACTACGAAGCGTACAGGAAGCCGGCAATGCTGCCGGAAGAGAGCAGGAAGGAGGAGCAGGAATGACAAAAGAAGAACTTGCATCACAACTTGATGGCGCTGAATACCCCCTCCGCATATCTGAGGATATGCGCAAGCTGGCAAAAGCATCGGGCCTCGTCGTCGTATACGGAGCGTCAGACGACCTCATGGAATTCGACGGTGCGATTCATGATGAGATAGGAGCGTATGAGGGTACTACGGCCAGACTCCATCGTACAGACATTTTGCAGCCTCATGATGATTGCGACTGCGAATACTGCGGGTACAAAGTGCTGGCCGCCAAGTGTGCCGCGATCAAGGCGATATGGGATCAGGACGGGTACGCGTGGGTATATGAAACGAATATCCCGCACGCTACGTTCGAGATTCTTGACGGTGGTGGAAGATACTGCCGGGGGATTGTGTTGAGCGTGGAAGATCTTCCGGTGGTACTATGACCGGCGACATGCGCAATGGGCCGGTGACGGTGGAGATGAAGGGGAGGGAGAATGACTGAGACAGAGTGGCTCTGCAACTTAAAACCAGGAGATGAGGTGTTTATCACACTCAGATACGGGAGGCATTATGACTCTGCTTTAGTTTCACGCATTACCGATTCGCAGATAGTCATATCATTCGCAAACTTATTATCAGGATATAAATATGATAGAAAATTCAGGAAGCGTGATGGCGCTGAAATTGGTCTCATAGATAGGAATTATCTAAGAATGCCTACCCCTGAAAGAAGAGAAGAGCGAGAGATTGCATTGCTCCAGGACCGTGTGAATAGACTAAGGGGCAAGCTGAGTACGCCCAATGACCGTCAAACGCTCGAAGCTATGGTTGCAGCACTGACGCCATTTGTGAAGGATACTATCAAGTGAGCTGCCAATACGTCCGCCAATACTACGGCGTCCCCGCCTGCATCGGCCGGCGCGTCACCTGTTACGGCAAGCCGGGGATAATCGTTGAGGATCGCGGGAACTATATCGGCGTCACCCTGGATGAGCAGAAACCCGGCACCGTGCGCAATTACCATCCGACAGACGGTATCGTGTACGGGGAGATGGGCCGCATCAGGAAGATGACGCGCTCGCAGGCGAGATATAACGAGTACCGGAAATTCGCTGATTGCTTTGAGGACTTCAGGCATTTCCTGATGTACGACTCGGCAAGGCGGCGCAGTGAGCCACATGAGGACCGTGGCGGGATGTTTGGGATGGGAGGGGTTTAACCGTGAAGGCACTTTCCTTGCTCCAACCATGGGCCTCAGCGATCATGCTCGGATACAAGCAGATCGAAACGCGCTCATGGCGAACCGATTACCGAGGCCGCATAGCGATTCACGCATCGAAGAGATTCACGAAAGATGATTGGGAGTTTATGCAGCACGAGCACTCAATCGGGAATTTATACCCGCCTGGATTGCCACTTGGGGCAATCATCGGACTTGCAACTATCGTGAGTTGCGAAAGGACTGAATATTGGAGGCCATTAATTTCCGAACTTGAAGATTCATATGGAGATTATTCCAATGGCCGGTGGGGATGGAAGCTTGCGGAGATTGAACCATTTGAAAAACCTATCCCGTGCAAGGGATCGCTCGGACTGTGGACTGTACCTGAAGGATTATTGGAATGACCGTTCCCAAAGAAACCGACCTCGCCAAAAAGGTTATTTCAATGCTTGCCGAAGCTGGATGGCTTGACATTTATCAGGAGGTGGTGGCCCCTGCTGGCCGCTTTCGCTGAACTTTAAGGAGGAGTAAATGCCAGAACCAAAAGACGAAACATGTCCCGACTGCGGACGGATCAAGGCGCGTAACGCTGCCGGGATGGGCATGGGCTACTGTCCGAAGTGGTACGCGATCCGGGACGCCGACGCAGAGCTCGACTGTGACAGGGTGCGGCAAATGAAAGACGGGTTGCATTGTCTATGGTCCCGTGCCGATGAAGATTCGGATTGCTGGGAAACATCCTGCGGTAACGCCTTTTGCATTAATGATGGGACGCCGAAAGAGAATAATTTTAGCTTCTGCGCATATTGCGGGAAGCCGCTGATTGAAGATTCTGATTTATTGCCGGTTGATGGAGAATAATCGTGAACGAAAAACGCGCTAAGAAGCTCCTACAGTGCATAGCAGACAACAACCCTGTTGAACTGGCTATCGGATTTCTGCGGTACGAAGCTTTGCGGAAATTGAACCCGCGTGAATTTACGGTGATCCATCAAAAGAATACTCAGGGCGCGTTTTTTGATGACCTAGTTGATGAGATGATTGAGAAGGAATGATTGAGATGGTGAAGGAGGAAGACTAAATGAAGTACCTTGATGAAGTTATAAAAGGCCCGTTGACGGAAGTCTTTATTGAAGGCCCTCCGTATCAAATTATGGGCGAAAAAACATGGCAACCAGCAAAGCCCATCGGAGGGGTAAGGTTTAAACAGAGGATCAAAGACGCCTGGTATATCCTGACGAACCGGGCAGTTGCGGTACGGTGGTATTGATGCCCGCACAGGTGATCGTAAGCAAAAAAGGCGACGGCGCGGAACTGGTTGAAGATACAGGGTTGCGCGTTCAAGTATCCCACCCTGACGGCATGAAACGCCGACATGCTGAAGTGGTCTTTGCGCGTCTCGGATGGTATCGCTACGGGTCGTGGGCAAACAGGGAATTTGGGTATGCGGCTGAATTTAGAAGGCGATGAAAGGATAGCCATGGGCATGGAAACTGAACAAGAATTTTTAGCCGGCATGAAGCTATTCAACAACGACCATTTCCCCGACGGCTGGCCTGCCGTGCGGATGCGGGATATCAATAGGCTACTTGAGATAATTGCGGAGCGCGATAAGTCTCTCTCGGAACAGGCTAAAGATTATGCTGCTAGACACGTTGGCTTCGCGAAGGAGCTTGACCGTTTGTGCGAGGTCAATGAGGAACTAAGCAAGGCACTTGAGTTAGCATGTGAACATGTTTTGCCTGCAAGCGTGAAGCTGGTTGATGATACATTCAGCATTGAGGAAATAAACAACAATGTTCCGCTGCAACAGAACTGAGTTTCTGCGTGCAGACTGCATCATACCGAAACGTGGGAAGCACTGTTTGACATGAAGCAGGGTTGCGCAGTGATAGCGGAATACTTTGGGAAGGAGAAGTAATGCAGCGATCAAACATAGAGTGGTGTTCGCACACGAGTAACCCGATACGTGGTAAGTGCCTACATTTATGCCCTTATTGCTACGCCGAACGCCTCCGCCTTCGCTTCAAGCAGCCGGAAGCCATCTCATGGGCAGGCAAGGAACTGTATGAGATCGAAAGGCGCAAGAAGCCGGCAACGATCTTCATGGGCAGCATGTATGACATCTTCGGGTCCTGGGTGCCTATCGAAATGCCGCAGATGATCATCGACACCGCGAAGCGTTGCGATCAACACTCCTTTATCTTTCTTACGAAGAACCCGGTGCGATACGGGATCTATGATTTCCCCGACAACTGCTGGATCGGCTACAGCGACGACGGCACGAAGGATATGCGCAACTGGGTGCATTTCAAGGGGCGCAAGAATACGTTCGTCTCGTTTGAACCGCTTATAGGCCGGACCATAAATATCAACATGTCCGTCGTGGGATCAGTAATCATCGGCGCAATGACCGGCGGCGTAGACAATATCAGGCCCGACAGGGGTATCGTGGACGGGATTATCGCGGCGGCCGGCAGCAAGCCGGTATTTCTGAAAAACAACCTTATTGCGCTGTTTCCGGACCTTCCGAAAAGGCATGAAACGGCGTGGAAAATGGAGAAGTAATGAGGCCGATAAAGTTCATACTGTACGACACCCAAACGCAAGGAGTGGGTACAGAAATGGGGACCATGTGGCAGTCTGATCAAAAAATCGTCTTGGCGAAAGCTAAACGAAAGATGGAGAACGGGACGCTGGGAAAGGAGAATGTATGAAAAACACTCTCGGATGGAAAAGCATGGGCTCTGCTGGAGCCTGCAATATTTGCGATCGAGAGTGGAAACACAAAAAAGAGCGCAAGGAGGGGAAATGACCCGCACTGTCTTCCTCGACTCATTCAGCGGCGGAGCCGCTACAAGTATTAACCCAAAGGACCGCACCAGCGACAATGTGCTCCGTGTGCTGTCCAGTGATCCGCGCGTCAGCACCTGGGACATGAGTGAACTTCCGTGGTTGCGGAAGGCGATAGCCGACCTTGTGGCTCGTGGGATGATCCGGGAGGTGGATGAGGCGTATCCGTGGTTGAGATACGAGGTGAAATGCTGAGGCCGTCCCCTGTCAGGAAACGGCCTCGTAGCTCCTTCTACGATTGGCAGATGAGCTTACCGCTTAGTATAGTGAAAAATAATATCTTTGATTGTTACCGACAACGCGCTTGCCGCATTATTTGTTTCCATCACCCTTGTAACTATCGAAATTGCGGATGAAGAATTAAGCCATGCAGGGTTATCGAAGGTTTTTGTAAGCACATGATTTTCATGTGTTGACCCGTCACTATTAGACCTTTTTGCTGCTGTATCGTGGTTAGAGTCATAGCTCATTGATAAATTCGACGGGATTGATGGCGCGGAACCGTCAGATGGCGCTGTTCTCGTTCTTACGGTAATCCCAATATCGTCACCTGGGTCAGAGTTTGTTATATTATATACCATGGTTACTGAGGTTGGCATTATCCCATATGAGGTAGTAGTAACCATAGAGACAGGAATCTCTATGACGTGAAAATGCTCCGTGTTGTTTGCTGCATCTCTTGCTAATGAGGGTAAATAGTCGGCGTCGTAAGTTCTTGTCCAAGTACCTGAAACAGCCGTTCCTAAAAGGCCAATTACCGAAAGACTGGCCGTTTCATCGTATCCCGAGAAATCGCCATAGTACCGATACCCATTATCTGTTATTGTGACCACTGCCCCTTCGTCTCTATTCCCTTGATACCAAAAACTGTCATTTGCCGTTAAGGATATCACTGAAAGACCCGTGTAGTTTGATCCAATAAATGAATTAATAAATTTGATTTTTGGTTGATAGGAACCTA